CCTAAAAAACTGGAAACTGCAAGTTGACCAAGATTACAGACCTGAATGGTTTGACGAGGCTGATGCTGAAAGACAGGTAAAGAAACTAATTACCACCGTATTCAAAGAACGCTTCGTTATTAACAGAACCGTCAATAATATTACGTCAGGACGCTGGTTTGTTGGGACTGGCGGTATCGTTGTGGAGTTCTATGGTGGCACTTTGCAGGAGTTCTTTGGTGGCACTTTGCGGGAGTTCCTTGGTGGCACTTTGCGGGAGTTCCATGGTGGCACTTTGGAGAGGTTCCATGGTGGCACTTTGCAGGGGTTCTATGGTGGCACTTTGCAGGAGTTCCATGGTGGCACTTTGCAGGGGTTCTATGGTGGCACTTTGCAGAATTTCCGTGGTGGCACTTTGCAGGGGTTCCATGGTGGCACTTTGCAGAATTTTGCAAAAGACGGAACGGGGATTATATACAGTAACTCTAGCCAGGAAATTATTGTAGCTAATCCGCACATTAAACTAAAAATGTACAAACGATAAGGGGAGGCTGGCTATGACACAAGAACGGGAAACCAAAAAGCAATTGCGGGCATTACGGAAACTGAAACGCCAGACACAACCGCATTCACCTGAACGCTTACAGCTCAATCGTCAAATACGCACGTTAAAGAAAGAGTTGGTAACCCGCGACGAGATATTGAAACCAGATGTTGAGAAGCAGGCATTGATTGATGCATTGAATCGGCTATATGCCTGTTTGAATCGGCCTATGCTAACAGATTTTAGAATATATACAATTGACCAGCTAGCAGTACATTTAAAAAAGGTCAAGGGGGGATAAAATGGCCTATCTTCACATTAAAAACTTGTACGCTTGCCAGGATATTTTACTGTTTAAAGAGTGCTATGCCATGGAAAAAATTCACGGCACGAGTGCCCACATCAGTTTTAAACTGATTGACGTAATCCCGCTTTCCGATGCAGAGAAGCCATTGGACGCTACTGTTGGCTTCTTTTCTGGTGAACAGTACGACAAGTTTGTGCAACTGTTTAACGCCGAAGAATTGAAGCGGAAATTCCTGACTATGGACATTAATCAAATGACCATTTTTGGGGAAGCCTACGGGGGCAGGTGTCAGGGTATGTCAAAAACGTACGGCCCTGATTTAAAGTTTATTGCATTCGATGTGCGAATGGGCGAATATTGCTGGCTCAATGTGCCAGATGCCGAATCAGTGGCCAGAGCGTTTGGCTTAGACTTTGTAGCATACAGTCAGGTCCCTACCACATTGGAAGCACTGGATATAGAGAAGAACAAAGACAGTGTACAGGCAGTCCGAAATGGTATGGGTAAGGGTCACATGCGCGAGGGCATTGTTCTGCGCCCGTTAATTGAGCTGAGGAAGAACAACGGGGAACGTATCATTGCAAAGCATAAGCGGGACGAGTTTAGAGAAACTGAGACAGTGCGAAAGGTTTCACCAGACAAACTGAAGGTCATGTCTGACGCAAAAAAGATAGCCACTGAATATGTCACTGAAATGCGCTTGGGGCATGTTTTGGGCAGGCTTCCACAGGGAATTAACGTGGAGCAAACACGGGATGTTATTTTTGCAATGCTCGAAGATGTTGAACGTGAAGCCGCTGGCGAGATTGTAATGAATATTGATACCAAGAAAGCAATCAGCTCACGTACAGCGGACATGTTTAAGAAACGATTAAAGGACTCACTGAGGGACCAGTGAAATGAAACGAAAAGACAAGAAAACTACAACAGCTGAGCTAGACAATAGACTTTCTTCGGACGAGGCCGCTTGGCTTAAACAATTGTCCTGTTTAGGCGACGTGGCACGCTACTGCCGTACAATGGAAGCACAACTTAAAAAAGACAGGCGTGTTATTCTACGTCTTCACAAACGAATTATAGCGTTAGACCTGCGAGTAAAAACTCTGGAAGGGAGCAAACCTAACGATGTGGCTCAAGGATGAGGCATCCATAAAGAAAGCCAAGAAGGCTGACAAGAAGGCCCACGGACACGAGGGCTTCGATTCAAGGGATGGCTATATTCCTTACCAGACGTGCATAGATTTCATCAAGTTGGTCAAGACAGGCACCACCGCAGGAGCCTTGGCTACACAATTTGAGTTGGGATTAAACGATGTGCTGACCATTATTACCTATTGGACCCAGTATATCAAAGCAGATGAGGACATGAACGATATTAAATGCTATGGGGGAAACGAATACGCTGAGATTCAGAAAATAAAAAAGATACAGGGGTCTATATCACAAGAGGACATTGACAACGTGCGGATAGACCTGCATTTATTTGAAAAACCCGAAGGGGAAAACAAATGACAGGTAATCAAACGAAACTAAAAGATGTGGACGCTGAAAGAGCCGTCTTAGCAGGGGTATTGAAAGACGTTGGCAACATTGACAAAGCAATGCTGAATTGCAATCCAACGTATTTTACAGAGGCCCTGTATAGAAATCTATTTAAGATTGCTACACAGGCGTACACCCGTTATGGGTCTTTGTTGACCCATGACTTTTTATCAAATGTGCTGGAAGCGAACGGATACCCACAGGATGTTCGACTGACATATTTAAAAGCCATAGACGACCTAGCAAAGGTAGAAGTAAATAATGCCGAATTCGGTTTTGCATTAACTTCGTTACGCCGAGCGTTTATTTCCAGCAGTGTGTCCGATATTCTCACGTCAGGCACACAGGCTTTAGAGGCCAAGGGCGGGCAAAGGGCATTTGAAGTTTTGGACAAGAAACTGTACGATTTAAAATTGCACACAGTCGAAAACAATAGTCTGGTCCTGCAAGACGACCGCCAAGTGGATGACCTGATAGACCTACTACGAGATATACGGGAAAATCCTGAAAAGCATTTGGGAATTGGCACGGGCTTAACCACGCTTGACCAGTTGACAGGCGGTTTTCATCCTGGTGAATACGTGCTATTAATCGCCAAGTCAGGTGGGGGCAAGTCAATCGGCCTACTGAATTGGGCTACCTTCGCTCAAAAAAGTGGCTACAACGTTGTGTACGTCACACTTGAAATGTCACACGTCGAGATTAGGTTGCGGAAACTGAGCCTTGAATCTGGGATTCCATACCTTAGTTTGAAGACCCAGAATTTGACGGTTGAGCAAATTGCCCTTCAAGAAAAAGTTTTACGGGAAGAGATTGCGACCCGCACGTCTGCATTTCACATTGTTGATATTTCAAAATGTAGCGTTGGGTTCATTGAGGCCCAGCTACGGCAACTGCAACAGAATATAAAAATTGACGTGGTGGTCGTGGACTACTTGGGCCTTCTGAAGCCAGAGGGTTACGTAACCAACAAGCAAGGCTGGGAAGTGTACGCTTCAATTTCTAACGACTTACGGGAGCTGGCAAGGAATATGAAACTAGTTGTCGTGTCAGCTCACCAGCTTACTACGGATGGGATGAAGAAATCTGCCGAAGATGACCTTGAGCTAGAAGATATTGCGCTCAGTCGGCGTATCGCAGACCCTGCTCATACCGTAGTAGGCCTCATTTGGGATAAGACAAACCCGTCTAGTATGAAACTTTGTGTCCCAAAATGCAGAAATGGGAGGATAGCCAGTGCCGTTATTTCCTGTGATTTAAATACATGCCACATAATGGACCCTATAGAAGGGGTTGTCACGGATGATGGTAATTTATGTATTCCTGACCCAGAGTTATAATGACAGACTGGAGATTGATAAACACTACACACTGGAAAATTGTCGTTACTTAGAATGGTTGGTCAACATCGGAAACGGAAGTCGAGCACGAAAAGGTACAACCCGAAAAGGTAGAAAATGATAATTCAACTAAACAAAAAGCTTCTCACGGCAGTCTTTGTGCTGGAAGATGACCAGATGCGAATTGATTGGTTTAATAAACAATTCCATGACGTGCCTTTTTTGTTTATCACCAAGGATGTAAAGGAAGCTATCAGCATTCTCAGACTGATTAAGTTTGACATCCTTTTCTTGGACCATGACTTGGAAGAAACTTCTATTTATGACGAGGCTCACGCAGAGTACGATTTGAAGCACGGCCATAACGGCCTGATGGTCATATCGCACCTGCATGGTACCGTTAATCAGGAGACAAGCTGTGTCATTCATTCTATGAATCCTACAGGAGCTGGAAACATGGTGCAGGCACACCCGTTTAATACAATACATATTCCGTACCACATTCTGTACAAAACTGTGGAGTTTATATAATGAGCACTAAAATTTGTACTAAATGCCGAATACGGAAATCGGTGGAATTGTTTTTTAAACGTCCTAATGTTCCTGATGGGAGACGTTCTTGGTGTAGTCGCTGTGAAATGGCTGATACGACTAAATATCGGCACAAATATCCAAAAAAGCACTCTGTCTATAATACCAAATATCGGAGACAATTTCCGTGGGTAAAGACTTTTACCTCTATTAGAAGCCGCTGTAATACAAAATCCGATAAATCATATCGGTGGTATGGAAAACGCGGAATCCAAAATAAACTGACCGTTAATAACATTAAATATCTTTGGTATCGTGACCAAGCCTATTTAATGAAAAAGCCAAGTATTGACAGAAAAGACCCAGATAAAAATTATACACTGAGTAATTGCCGTTTTATTGAGCATGTAGAAAACTGTAAACTTGCACACAGATATTGCAGACATTGTAAAGGAACTTGTAAAATACGGAGTTATAATGATTAATAAACATGTTAATACAGAGGAGTTAAAAAAGCAGGTTGATGTTACTAAGCTGTTATCTTTTTATAATTTTGAGCAAATCGAGGACCAAGGAGATTGGGTAAAGGCAAAATGTGTCTATCACAATGACTCTAACCCTTCCTTTTGTATGCGGAAATCAGATACTTATTTTCATTGCTGGTCGTGCCCTGCAAAAGGGGATGCGATTACGTTAGTGATGCACTTGGACAATATTCCGTTTGAGGATGCAGCAAACAAGCTGTCTGGGATTTGCGGATATAACATAAACGAGGATTCCCGTATGGAATATTTACGGAGCAAGTGGCTACGTACAGAAGTCTCAGTCGTTGAAAAGGATACTCTGCTGATTGAAAATCCCAGATTATACAAACTGAGCCGATGGGCAACACAGGCCTTTTCCAAATTTTACGCACAGTCAAGAGCCAGAGAATACCTATTGGAACGTGGATTTTCGGATGAAGCTGTCAGCAAATTTGAATTGGGGTACTATCCTCAGTCGGGCTTTGCAGATGTCGCTATACGGGCGGGGGCTTCCGAGGCCGAGCTAACGGCATTGGGGTTTCTCACTCCGTATGGTGAACGCTTTTCGCACCGATTGATGTTTCCAATTTATAATGTTCGTGGAGACATCAGTGCCTTCTCTGGTCGCAGTCTGGATGTGGGGCAGGAGCCAAAATACACGGCAACTCCGACCTCTGACTATTATAAAAAGGGTTTATTCTTGTATGGTTTGCAGAACGTGCGGTTAAGTGAGCCAATTATTTTGGTGGAGGGGAATCTGGATTGTGTTCGGCTTGTCAATATGGGATTTAATTGTTTGGCCCAATTGGGTACTGCCCTAACGACCAGCCAATGTCGGCTTTTAAAAAGCCTGACTTCACAGGTTATTCTTATGCAAGACGGTGATGATGCAGGACAGCATTCATTGTATAAAGGAATTCTGCCATTAATCGAAACGGGCCTAGACGTAAAGGTAGCTATTCTGCCTGACAAAGAAGACCCCGATACGTTTTGTAAACAGTATGGCAAAGAGGGTTTGACACATTTTATTGCACGGTCCCAGAGTGCCCTAGAGCATTATATCGTCAGTAAGTTTTCCGTAGGGCATGAGAAAACGACACTGCTGAGCGAGTGTCTGACCAGCATAAAGAAAATGCCAGAATCTGTCATAAAAGAACAGTATGTTACACAATGTGCCCTCACGTGGGGCTACAGTGAGCAATCTATCAAAACAGAACTGAGGAAAATGTAATGGCACGAATTAGCATGAAACGGGCAATGACCGAGGCCGTCACAGGACGCAATCCGACTTGCGGAAGATGCCAGCTTTGCAAAACCAGCAAGGCTGACACAAAGGAAGTTGTGTGTTTATGGGGTGCTGGAAATCTGACCGCCAAGATTCTGCTAGTCGGGGAATCTCCAGGGAAGCAAGACATTTTGGCCGATGCTCCGTTTCAGGGTGATACAGGTGCCATACTGGACAAATATCTCACCCGTGTTGGACTTAAACGGGAAAACGTGTATGTAACCCACAGTTTGAAATGCCGACCGCCATTGAACCAAGTCCACAAACCGATGGAACTGCGGGCGTGCGAACCCTACCTGGCTTATGAAATTGGATTGGTCAAGCCAACCGTCATTGGATTGATGGGGGCCGTTGCACTCAAACAGGTCCTTGGATTGGATGGCATCACAAAATTCAGGGGCAAGCCGTTGTGGAGCGACAAATTTAAATGCTGGTGCGTGCCAACTTGGCATCCGTCTTTTCTGATACGCAATTCAGAAAGCCTAGAAGAAGCCGAGCAATTCAGGAGAGACTTGGATTACATCAAAAAAATCAGTGAGACAGGAAGCACAGGCCAGCTGGCTACATCATACAAATACATCAAGACGCTGGACCAATTTGAAGCCTTCATGGTGGAACTGAACGCTAGCCAAGTTGCCTCGCTGGACACAGAAACGTTTGGGGATTTTCTAACAGGTAAAATTCTTACAGTGCAGTTTGCAACAAAGGTGGGCACAGGGTCTGTCATTTCCTTTTATAATACGGGTAGCGAATTCACAGAGCCGACTGAAAAGTTCTGGTCCGACGAGGACGAGAAATACATCTGGTCTAGACTGAAAACATTTTTGGAAGACCCTGATAAGCGAAAGATTGGCCAGAACATAAAATACGATTACCAATTCCTGAAATATTACGGGATAAAAACAAAGGGTATTATTTTCGATACCATGCTGGGGCATTACCTGCTGGATGAAAACGCCAAAGGCCAGCACGACTTGGGGAATCTGGCTCTTAAGTTTACAGACATGGGCGATTATTCTGTAGAACTGTGTTCAGTCTTAGGGATTGAATACTCCAAGTTCGACCAGTTCACAATGATTAAGATACCCCAAGAAACACTCTGTCGGTACGCCTGCAAAGACGTGGACGCAACCCTGCGTGTGTACTGTGTGCTTCAACCCCGTGTCAAGCAACTGGGATTGTTGCCGTTACTTCAAAAAATTATGTTGCCCTTGTCGGTGGTGCTGGCCGACATGGAAATGTCTGGGGTCTTGATAGACAAAGAATACTACCAGAAGCTGGCCCTGAAATACGAAGAGGAAATCAAAAAGACGGAGGCCGAGCTGTACAGTTACCCAGATGTGAAGTGGCTAGAACGGAAACAGGGAAAGCCAGTCAATTTTAATTCATCTGACCAAATGCGGGTTCTGTTTTATGACGTGCTTAAGCTACCCGTGTACAAACAGACCAAAACAAAGGGCCGTAAAACGAATGCCGCCAGCAAGCCATCAACTGACAAAGAGGTCCTAGAACGGCTGGCCTATGAACATCCGTTGCCAAAGTTGCTACTTCGGCATAGAAAGTTAAGCAAGTTTTATTCGACTTACGTGAAACCGATGCCTGATTTGGCCAGAGGAGACGGTCGGTTGCATACCAGCTATATGCAACACACAACAGTTACAGGACGACTTGCAAGTTCCAATCCAAATTTACAAAATATTCCAAAGAGAGAGCCTGGGATGGCCATGGAATTACGCATGGGGATTATTGCGCCCCCAGGATTCAAACTAATAGAGGCAGACTTGGGACAAATTGAATTCCGCCTATTAGCAAACGAGAGCAAAGACCCGACCATGCTGGCTGACTTAAACGATGTCAAGATGGATATTCATAGAAAGATTGCGTCTATTGCGTTCCAAATGACTCCAGAGCAGGTTACTCTTGAACTTCGTGAAAAAGCAAAAACAATCGTTTATAGTGTTATTTACGGCAAGGGCGAGGAAAATCTTGCAAAAGATACAGGGCTAAGCGTTGAACAGGTAAAGGCAACTTTTAATGCAATCTACGCCCGTTACCCTGTAATGAAGGCATGGATGAAAACTACAGAGAAACGTGCCGAAACCACAGGAGAAGTAATTGGCTGGACTGGGCGCAGGCGCAGGCTGGCGAGTGGGTTTCGGTCAGGCGTGGAAGTGCTGATGGCAGAGGCACGCCGTCAGGCTGTGAATTCCCCCATTCAAGGTGGGGCGCACGACATTTTGTCAGTGGCCAGCATTAAAGTCAAATCGGAACTTTTAAAGCGTGGCTTACAATCTCGCCTGATTATGACCATCCACGACTCTTTGATTCTTGAAGTAAAAGACGAAGAATTTGACGAGGTAATCCATATGGTACACGCAAAGATGACAGAACGACCTGGACCAATCGTGGTTCTACTTACTGCAGATGTTTCAGTTGGACAGAAACTGGGTGCCATGGAAAAACTGCCAAAAGATTATTTTCTAAATGGGGAGGCAAAATGATTGAAATTTGGAATCCGAGATGGCATGACAAGATAGTTTTAATTGCAAAATACAAGGTTATCTCAGGGATAAATAAAATAAAATTTACGAAATCAGGGTGTCTTAAGGATAAAATCTTTGAGATTGACGGGGCTATTATTCGGTCTTATCCTACCGAATCAAATGGAACGATACTGTGTTACGCTGTTCCGCTTGATAAAGTTATCGGTGAGCAGAAGGAACCAGTCAGCAATGCCTAACCTTATTATGCTGGTCGGCAATATCGGCAGTGGAAAAAGCACGGTTACAAAAGACCTTGTAAAGAACGGCTACGTGGTTATCAGTCGAGATGCCCTGCGGTATATGGTGGGTGGTGGGTCTTATGTGTTTGATGTGGACCTGGAGCCAGAGATTTTTAAAATAGAACGGTACGCTTTGCAGGTAATGTCTGATATTGGAAACGACATTGTAATTGACGAAACCAACGTTAGCACCTTCATACGGAGCCGACACTTTGCGGTAATCAAAGACAAAGGGTACACGGTAACCGCTGTTGTTATGCCAAGACTATCGAAAGCAGAAAGCGTGAAACGGCGTATGCAATCAAATCATGGTGATGCCGATGCTTCTGTTTGGGGAGATGTATGGGACCGATTTAACAAGGTATACGTTGAACCATCTAAAAAAGAAGGCTTCACAAAAATCGTGAAGTACACGGAGGGTAGCAATGAAACGCTTAGAAATCTCTGAAGATACCAGGGCAAAATTTGAGTACAACAAGGATTGGTGGCGGTATGTCAGACAGCAGTGGATTGACGCTGGCTTTGATATGACCAAATCTGTCACCCAAGAATTTAGCAATGAAACCAGAAACATCGTTTTCACACAGGAGGACTAAAAATGAAACATGCATCTAGTAGCAGTAGCACAGTCGTAAGCAAAGGCGGTGGAGGTAGCAGTCACCGATACATTCTTGAGAACCACCATGACAGAAACAAGACCCGTGATGGGCTTAAACTTCTCAAGGGACTTGAACAGCGCAAGGCATGGCGTATCCAGAAGTACAAAAACACGCCGATAACTGAGCTGTCGAGGACCACTTTTGAATTATTCAAGAAGTGGGGCATTATCTCTTTGGAAACTCCACGGGTAAAGAAACAGGCAAAACCTGTTGTGCACAAGCGTTGGGGTAGGAAGCAATAAATGCGGGTCATAGTGATTGCAGATACACATGGGTCTGAAAATGAACTGATACTCCCCGATGGGGATACATTGGTACATTGCGGAGATTATTCTGCCCAAGGGACGTTCCATGATTTGGTGGCGTTTAACTATTGGCTAGGTAAGCAACCACACAAATACAAAATTTGCGTTTCAGGCAACCACGACCAGTATGCAAGTACTGTTGGACCCTCAGTGACACAGGAGTTTTTATCTAATGCTATTTACTTGGAGAATAGTGGAGTTTACATTGAAGGTAAGACATTTTGGGGCAGTCCTTATACTCCTCTTTTTGGACACTGGGCCTTTATGAAAAAGCGCGGCAATGATATAGCAAAGCTATGGCAGATGATACCCCAAGAGGCGGACATGCTAATTACGCACGGGGCACCACAGGGCATTCTAGACATAAATGAACACCATGAATCCTGTGGATGCTACGATTTAAGGCAGGCCATTCAGAAGCGTCGGATACACCATGCTGTTTTTGGACACATACACGAGGGGTATGGTAGCATAACGCTAGATAACACTATATATAGTAACTGTTCAGTTTTGAATGCACACTATGAATTGGTGAACAAACCAGTCGTGATTGACCTTTAAGGAGGACAAATGAAAATAAAATTGGTAGCTAGCAGAGATTGTGCTTATTGTACGAATAAGATGCCAGCTCTTGACGTAATGTTGGATGAGGGGATTAATCTTTGCGTTTTACACCGCATTTTTCGGCACTGCACTTTTCATGCTGGTAGCAGGCTTGTGAAGTTAGAATTTTTAAACGCCTGGAAAGACCGAACATATGCTTCTTGTAAATGGCACTGGCTGTTTCAATTTTTGGTATGCGAGAACACGTTTTATAAGCCAATTATTAGAGTTATACTTTTTGGAGTTGGATTTCACATTTTAGTTTGGAAAGACTGAGGAGACCTAGGAACGAACAATGTTTTCGTTGACAATAACAGTGTTTTTGTGGTATAATCTAATTAAATGGAGGTTACAGTGCATAGTTACGGGGATGAAGATTTTGACGCTTGGGATGACTTAGACGATGCTGCGTCTTACATTGGAAATTTGTGCCGTAAGTGGGGCCGAATTCAGGTATGGCAGTACAAAGAAAAGTTTGGAACAGTTCGTGTATACTGTTCTATAAATTGTCAATCTTTGCACGATTTGATTTTTCCTGGGTATTGCCTGGTGCATAAACCCTATGGGTTTTGGGTATTTCCTATTTTTAGGCCGTTTCATATGCTTGTTTTTAAATACCAAAAATTCATTTACAGATTGGCCTATAAAAACGCTGTAAGAAAATGGCCCTGCATACGAAAAGAAATTCTGTGCTGTGCCGATTTTCCAGAATACCTAAAAAATGCCTAAACAGCGGGTAGCTTATTGCCCTAAGTGTGGAAAGATTTATCCGCTAAGACCTAATCAGTATGATGCATGGTGTCAGCACATTCCTACACGGAAACGATTCGTGGACGGCCCTGAGGAAGTTGCTACCGAGAGGCTATTACCAGAAACTGATGCTGAGGTGGAAAAGATTAAATGCCTCATTGAAGAAATCGAGGACAAGAATGCTTAACATGTACCTTATACGGAAAGGACTTAAACAGAGTGAGAAAAGTAATTATTTGCCCGAAATGTGAGTCCTTCTGGATAGCTGATGAGTCGTGTGGGCCAATTTATTACCATGCACATCAGCTGCCTATGGCACCGTGGTGGGAAACTCCAGAGATTAGTAGTGACGGACGAGTACTAGTTGAAAAAATACAATGCAAGGTTATCTACACAGGAGAGGAAGACTAATGAAAGAAATTAAAGCACCAAACACAATTGATAACGCTCGAATGCACCTTTTTCTGGCTGGAAGTATCGAAATGGGGGCCGCTGAAAAGTGGCAGGAGAAAGTCACCGCCGCCTTGGGCCCATTCAATGTTACGGTTTTAAATCCTCGTCGGGATGACTGGGATAGTTCTTGGACCCAAAGTATCGGCAACACTCAGTTCAAAGAACAAGTTGACTGGGAACTAACGGCTATGCAAATGGCTGATGTTATCGCCATGTATTTTGACCCAAGTACCAAGTCTCCAGTTACCCTACTTGAACTTGGGCTTTACGCCCGCAGTGGCAAGCTGGTGGTATGTTGCCCTGATGGATACTGGCGGAAGGGTAATGTGGATGTGGTTTGTGCAAGGTACTACGCTCAACAGGTAAAAACCCTGGATGAACTCATCAAAACAGTCATCAAAAGAATCGGTGGCTAAATGGTTTATAAAATTGTCTTAACATTGCTGTACGTAATCAATACAGTTATGTTTGGAATAATGACATGGAGACTTTGGAAATAAAATGAACCCGAAGCTAGAAAAAGAAAGGAAATGCAGGGATTGCGGCGGTGATGGATGGTATGCGGAACATACCGAGTTTTGTCATATCCACATCGGTAAGGAGTGTAATTGCACAGGCGAACAGGAACAATGTCATGCTTGTAGCGGAACTGGAAAGGTGGCTCTATGAAGGACATGAGTGAGGAAAAGAATATCAGAAAGAAATGGGAGAATAAAATTAAACCCGTCAACGGACACATCTGCATAACTTGTGTAATGGACATGGACGAGGACTGGTCGTACTGCCCATTCTGCGGGGAGAAGACATGAGTGAGGAAAAGGAGGATGCTAATAAGATTGCGAAGGTTCGATGGTCTGAACTTTCTGAAATGCAGATAGATAAGTTGCGTCAAGAGAACAAGTCCTTGGAATCCAGACTTTCGGAAATGGAAGGATTCAAAAACACTTTTCGGGATGATGCCAACGGATGGATGAAGGCGTGTGATTCTTTAAAGAACGACATTAAATTATCACGTGAGAAGAATAGGGACTTGGAATCCAGACTGAATGAAGCCGAATCCGCTCTTGAGGCTGAAAGAAGCTACAACCAGAACTTGAGTGATGAGCTAAAGGAACCTGAATCCAGACTGTCCACTGTTGAGAAGGAATCTTCCTTTCATCGTGAAAGTGCTGAGATATTTACGACTGATAAACTAAAATTACAAGAGCGTCTGTCCACTCTGCTGAAGGCTTCTGAAGGCTTGGAGAAGGCGTTGAGAAGCATCGAACAGGACAGGTCTATGGGTGACTGTCAGGCAAGCACAAGCTACGTCTACGAATATGAGAATATCGCTCGTAAAGCCCTCGCTGACTTCAGGGCTGTGAAAGGAGAACGGACATGAGTGAGGAAAAGGATGCAGGAATAAGAATGATAAGTGGAGCGTTTGGTTCATTGGGCGGCTACTTCTACACGCAACCAGTTCATCAGTTCTGCCCGAATTGCAGATGCGATGTTACGGATTACATGAAGTATGTCGGGACTACGACTGTCACCGCCACAAGTGGTCGTGGAAGCCGACAGGAGCGAGAAAGCTATCACAAACTTTATGGGGATATGCTCTATGAAGTTCCCTATTACACGAATGGTAAGGAAGCCAATGACGAGATTAAACGCCTCGCTGAAGTTCGTGATGGACACGAGAAGCAGTTGAAGGCTTATGCGGATTGCGACACTGAGGTGCGGAAGAGACTTTCCCAAGCGGAGGCTGAGAATGTGGAGGCTAAAGACGAATTGGTTCTTCACTTGGATGACCTAAAAGAAAATCTTGAGGGGTTAAATCTTCTTCAGCTTATCACTAAAGCATTAAACGGGATATTCTGGAGGGACAAGGAGATTGTTGAATTCAAGGCGAGACTTTCCCAAGCGGAGGCTGATAAGGAAACAATCAAGGGAAATGCCATGAACCTTTGGGATGCCAAAGACAGACTAGAGAAAAGACTTTCCCAAGCGGAGGCTGAGATTGAGAGCCGTAAGCGTTTATCTGGTGAGTTGCACAAGTACCATCCAGATATTCTAGCCCTTGAGAATCGTCTTTCCCACCTCATGGATGTTGCGGGGCATTTGAAATCGGCTTTAGAAGGGATGATGAAAGCCGAGAAGCAACTTGCTGATAGCGGAGATGCAGGGTTCTGGAACGCGGAAGAACAAGAAGAATATATCCAAGCCAAACTCGCCCTTGCCGAATGGGATGGGATTAAGGAGAAACCATGAAAAATAAATTCGGAGAAATCTTCGTAAAGGAAAGCCTATGACTGACAAGGCACTGAAGGCTCTTCCAGAACTGGATTGTTTCTAATGGGAGTACACGAAGGATGCAAGGGGTCTCCAAGAGAAAGATTACTTGCCAAGATTAAAATTGTTATTTCAGGATGCTGGGAATTTCAACCAAAAACCAATAACTCAGGGTATGGGTCTCTTTGGTTAAACAAAGTTAGAATGATGGCTCATAGGGCATCTTGGATAATTTTTAATGGGCCAATTCCAAAAGGCCTCTGTGTTTGTCATCATTGTGATAATACACGATGTGTGAATCCAAAGCACCTATTTTTAGGGACACACAGCGATAACATGAAAGATGCTGTAGCCAAAGGCCGAACAAAGCATCCTGGGCAGTCATATAAGACACACTGTAAACGGGGACACAAATTTAACACGGAGAATACGTGTTATTCTCGTCATAGGACTCATCGTGCTTGTAGAGTATGTCATAGAGACTACATGCGTAATAGGAGGAATTCGTGAATACATTCTTCGTCGCTGACACTCACTTTTTTCATAGTCGGATTATAGAGTACTGCGACCGTCCATTTCGCAATGCAGATGACATGAATGAAATTCTCATCTCAAATTGGAATGCTGTGGTCCAGCCAGAGGACCAGATTTACCATCTGGGAGACTTTGCTTTCTGCCCACCCGACAAGGCTGCAAATATTGCCAGACGGCTGCAGGGTAAGAAGCATCTGATTCTGGGCAATCACGACCGAAAGAAAACGCTGGATGCAATCGAACCATTCTTTGAGTGGGTAAAAGACACGCACCTGCTGACAGTGCAGGATACACGTTTGAAAGAGGGCAAGCAACTTATTTGGCTGTCACATTACTGCCACCTTGCTTTTCCTCATCAAGGATACGGTGCATGGCACCTTTTTGGACATTCTCATGGGAAACTTCAGGTGCCATTTTCTCTAAAAGCAATAGACGTTGGAGTTGACAGCTGGGATTATACCCCTGTTAGCTATGACCAAATTAAATTGCAAATGTCCCAATGCGGAGGACGGCATGGAATTTGAAAAAGAGCTTATGCCAGTGGGGGCACAGCATAGATGCGAGTACGATACAACTTTTCATTGTATTAAATGCAATGATTCTCCGACTGACCTGGATACCATTGAGACTGTTTACAAGTTTCATTTAGCAGAAATAAATAGGCGGCACAATGAAACGGGAGCGTTCTGGAAGAACGATATGAAATTCCGAAAAAGAAGGGGTGACACTAATGTTTGACCATCTTGAAAACTATTTCATGGATTGCGTACGCATTAAAGACTTGGCCAAAGAAATAGGCTACAACATTACTGTGGAAGAGGCATGCACTATCTGGGAAGAACATTCAGAGGATTACTGTGCTGGCTGGCTTATTCTGAGGGACGATGAGAGCATTAAAAAAATAATCGACGACCACATGCCGATTCATAGGAAGATTTGCCCGCACTGCAAAAAACCCATGGAGAAACCCAAAGATGAGTGACGGTGGCAAGGGTGACAAACGCCGCCCGTATAACCAAGCAAATTGGGACAGGAATTATATCCTTGCATTTGGCATAGACTGCAAGAACTGCAGTGGCACTGGCAAGGTGACACAGATTCATCTGCACCCCGACAAAGCGGGATTGAATACGACTTGGAAAAGTCGCAGCACTGAAAACTGTCCGTTCTGTAACGGACTAGGAAGGGTAGACAAACATGGCAAACAAGTTTCTAGTTAAACGAGCAACGAAAGCAACCTCGTATTCAAAAATTAACAAGGTTCTTGACCTAGCGTATTTTACATTACCATTTGAACTTTATTTTTCACTGGTAACCACATGCGAGAAGTACACAAAGGTGAAAAAATGATACAGGTCTACTGTCCAAAATGTTTTAACACGCATGGCGAATGTAACATGGACGAGTTTATTTTAGCCCCAGTCAGTGACGACACGGGTGTCATAGTCACGTGTCCTGATTGTGGTGCAAAGTTTCTGGTCGAGATTACATTCTATTCACTAAATAAAGAAGACGAAGGAGAACCATACTGTGGCTAAACCGCATTTGTGTCCAGTTTGTTTAGGCAGGGGCCACGTCCCTGCAGGATTTTACACGTTTGGGGCTTTCAGTGGTTCGTTAGAGCCTGAGAAATGCCGTACTTGTGGTGGGTCTGGAACACTTTGGGATTTTGGCATCCCTGATTCTGGTCCTGGATATGGCTATGTCGGCCCTATCAAACCACAAGACATTAACAAGGGAACGGGCAATCCACCGCCTGATGTCCCACCGACTATCATAGGAGACCCAGAATGCAACACACAATCTCGACCATAGTCAGATTCATCACATACGTAGGCTGCCTTGGACTATGTGGACTGTTTGCTTATTCGTATAAAGTGGACCCACAGGCACTATTGCTTGCAGTAGTGTTTTTTGTGCTGGCATTCGTGGTCCTGATAGGCAGCTGGCGGGCGGCTGACGCTGACCGAGCTGAACAAGAACGCAAGAGTCGTAAACGGAAATCACTTTAAACCACATTTCGGGAAATAGCGGAGTTAAGTGATTGCCTTGTGGGTGGCATCAATATTCACTGCGCTACAGCAGTGTGAGAATACCCCCTGATACCTGACGAACAGATGCCATAGTAGTCAGGTCCTTTTTATGGTAACGGTACAGCGGACAAGGCTTAGGCGAAAGTACCTGAACGGCCTGTATCAGGCATCAGAGAAATCGGTGGGTGGCGAGTGGCTGACCAGCCGTTACTGATGGTGCACTATAATCCCGTGCTTAAAGAGGGTACTGGTGAAATCATTAGTCCAGACCGCCTATAATTTACTGCTAAAGGAGTGAAAAACATGGATTACTGCACAGATTCAATGGTTTTGATAGCTTTGGATTACCTAAAGACTGCTATAACGGCATATTATTCCTGTTTGGCGGCCTGTGGTCCAATTGCAATAGTGATACTGGTCCTGTGTTACTTCTTTCCTGAGAGGAAGAAATAATGCCTGATGACTACGGAGGCATGTCAATATCCGATTGGGATTCCGCCAAGCAAACTGTCCAGAGACACCTGGCCGTTCTGCTGGAAAAGAACCCCAACTATCGAGGTATCTTTGACACCCTGCTCGTCCATTTGATAGTAGATATTTTTATGGTCAAAGAACGCCCGTCCAATATGTCAGCCGAGGAATTTGTGAAAAAATATACTGGCATATTCCATGATGGCCTAGGCATAAATCTAAGTTCCCTGGAGTCAGACGATGCTTAAACTGTCACACAGTGCAGTCAGCACGTATCAGGACTGCCCACAGAAATACTACCTGAGGCACAAGCTGTACCTGAAGCCGTTCATCCCTATGCGCTGGCCGCTGGTAACAGGCGTTGCGTTCCATGACCTGATGAACAAAATGTACAATGGTGCCGATTACTCGTACGAGTTTCTGCGCCGTAACTGGAAACGCTGCTTCATGGAGGCCATGGAAAAGGAGGCCTCTGCCTTCCAGTCCACCAAAGGCTGGGAAGACGAGCTGGCCAAGGGGTACATCCTGATTGCCCAGTTCTACAAATTCGCCAAAGAAAAGGGGTACCTGTGCAAGCCCAAGGCCACAGAGTGGGTCTTCGAGGTTGACTACATGGGCTTCAAAATCAAGGGCATCATCGACTTGATACTGGAGTGGCCTGATGGGTCCCTTGTCATTCTGGACTTTAAGACAGGCTGGGCCATGATGTCCGACGACGCCCTGGCTGTAGCCCCACAGCTTACCCTATACCACTGGGGGGTCCTGCAGGGCATGGGTGTTGCCGCCTCAAAGGTTGGCTTATTCTACCCCAGGAAAGCCCAAGTCAAACTTTCTACACGCACCGAGTCCGACCACATTCAGTTACTGGACCAATACGTTGACATTGCCAAACGAATCACCAACGAAGACTTCCACCCTGAGACTGGCCATTGTGCCCGCTGCGAGATGTCTACGGTTTGTAAGTACTTTAAACCGAGCCAAGCTGCCCTGCCACAAGAACAACGTGGCTAAACCGACGGACTCAAGAAGCGTTGGGGTAAACACCTTATACTAGGGAACAAAAGACATGCAATACCTAGCGGTAAGCAATCGTGATTGATTGATACTGGACGTAAAGACAAAGGGTCATAAGGCAGCTTTCAATAAAAATTTTTCACTATTTTGGTTTTTCGGAACTAGTGGAAAAGTTTCCTAAGTTATCCGTATGTCTAGATGGGGGTAATAAATACGTCGTAGGGCACTGGGGTATGGTTTCATTTCTCTTTTATATGGTCTTGGTTCGAGGTATTGGGGGCTGCAAGAGGGTACTGGGTATGGTTTGAAGTCCCTTGGTTATGGTTTCAATCTTTTGGCAGGGTATGCTGTCGTAAAAAGTATGCAGGATTTGCGACGGGGGTACAGGCAAAATAGGCTGTTGACAGCAGGGGTCGTTCTGTGGTATAATCTTATCATGGTGGTAATCTATAACGTTACTTAAAGGAAAGGCTTTTACATGGAAACATACACGATGAATATGACATGCGATAATTGCTTTGCAAAAAGCACCAGGGTGTTTGACAAGGGCACTGTGTGTACATACCCCACGTTTACCAGCGGGGACTATTATGTCTGCCCGCACTGCGGCTGCACAAAAGCAAAGTCCACGGTGCTGTACGAGCCAGCAGAAGAAAAGAAAACAAAAAAATGACACACCGTAAAACCATTTCTGCTAGGGCATACGCAAAGAAAATAGATGCAATTGCCAAGATGGGTGCCCCCGTGGCCGATACATTAATTGCCATGCTGGAGGAAGCATCCAACTATAATATCAAGAAAGGGAAGAAAAAATGAACCCAGAGAAGCAACGGAAGACCAATATTATTGTAGGGAAGAGCATCCGCTACCTGCTGTTCGGGGGCCTGCTCTATGGAGTCTACACCGAGACAGGGTTTTGGACCACTGCCCTGTTAACTCTCATTATTGTCGAGAACGAATTCAAAACCTACCTGTTTGGAAGTCTCACTGACTCCGTACAGTGGCTGGCAAGTGTCGTTGTGCAACTAGTCAAAAAATACCAGGAGGGTACCCATGAAAATAACAAAGAGGACTAAGGCTATTTCCCGCACCATCAATCTTGGCAATTTTAACTCAATCAAGTTGGATAATTCTGCTGAAGCCGAAGTAGAGGAAGGCGACAGTCTAGACGACGTGGATGCTGCCCTCTATAACGAGATACGGCGCAGCGCAGCCAATGATATGCGGAAGATTAAAGAAGCCCGCAAAGAAGTCACTGAAGACCCTGACAAAGAATCACGGCCTCAATAATGACTACCAAATCTAAAAAGAACTGTAAGCACTGCTTTCATCCTGTGCGGGTAGAGAAACTCTACCTTGCCAACCTGGTGCATTTTGGTAAACTGGGCGGGGCTGTCTGGATTAAAGAGTGCTGCAAATGTGAGGCCACGAGAAAAGATGTCTAACCACGAAGCCAAAGACTATGCCGATTCCGTCGATGTGTACCTGGCCCTATCACGGACTAAGGACGGACAGCCTGCACGTTGCATGCGGGCGGTTGTCAAACGTCCAGAAGAAGACCTTTTTATACTTGAGCAAAGGTGTATTTATCTTGGGGGCAAGTGGCGAATACATAAAACGGTTAATAAGCGGGATACAGAAAAAGCTCGTAAGTGGCTTTTAAAGAAGCTCATCGACTTCCCTGAGGGCCGTGGTTTCATAGACTCCTTATGGAGAACCGCTTTGTTGCAGCCTGAGTGTATTTATGGGGAGAAGAAGTTCATGCTTGACGTGGACACAAAAGACATCGGATTGCTGGATGCCTTGGATGCCATGGTTAATAAGCATAAACTGGAGGAAATAGAAACTCAGCATGGCTGGCATTTTATTACCAGGCCGTTCGATACTAGAGCAGTATGTGAACTGCCTTATGTAAGCCTCCAGCGTGACGGCTACGTATACATTAAGACCATAGGAGCTACGAATGAATAAATTTATCACTTACTTAGTTCTGGCGTGGCTCGTCATTTTAACAGGTTTTACCTGTTACATTATTAGAGCTGAACGAGAGTTCCTAAAATTTGCTGATTTTGTTGTAGACGATAATCTTAAAAATGTTATCAAGTCAGGCGGGGCCACCTTCTATATAGTGGACATGGAACACTACGCAAACGCCGAGCTTTTAACACAGGTGCCTTTATGGCAACCCGTTTATGTCAAAGATACCGACATGAAGAACCTGGTAGACTGGAAGCGCAAGTACACTCTCATGGTCAGGGATTTTCAGAACATAGATTTTCAGTCAATAACGATTGCCGCTTCAGCCGACCGCTACATTAAATTGCAGATGGCAGGCATGGAAGACAGGAAATTAACTCCTGAGGAAAAATCAAAAATAGTTGATAAGGCAAAACGGAGAGCAAAATGAACAAAAAATCAATATGTGTCATAATGAGTTTGTTTGTGGCCTTTTTCTTGTATTTTAATGTCAAGGCAAATGCTTATATTATTGAAACGAAAACTGCAGAGGAGACCGCTGTAGAGAACGTGCAACTACAGCAAATTGCAGATGAGGTTGGGGTAGGTAACTACAAAGGACTGTCCCGCTGGCTGGCAACCCATATCAGATATAAGGAAGACCGCACGCCCGCTGATGAGTGGAAAGAACCCCACACAACTCTGACCGATGGTACAGGGGATTGCGAAGACTATGCCATCCTTACCCTTGAGGTCCTTAAGCGTATGGGAATCCATGATGTATTTTTACTGGGTGTTTCCAGTAAGACCAGAAATATTGGCCATGTGGTTACAATTTTTAGGGAGAACAAAAAACAGGTATGGAGCTATTACAATTTTGAAAAACTTGAAACTGGCAAACAAAAGTTTGATGACCTCGTGTATGCTGTTGCACGAGAGTGCCGATACGGGAGTAAAATTGAGTACCTGCTAGCTGACGGGAATAGAAAAAACGTTCCTCCGAGCGAAGAGAAGGCAAATGGACTACGGGATTAAATAGCTGTTGTCATACACGCCGTTTTGTGGTATAATATTATTAATAGCACATTAACAAAGGAGACTTATGACATTACCGACACGATGGATTATTTGTACAAAATGGGCAGTAGGGCCAGTGCCTATTTCAGGGGATTTTACTGGGGAACTGGACGGTAATGTAGCCGCAGATTCTCCTAAAACATTGCAGTATTTCTGGACTCCTATTGGGTCTCCGCATGTGTACCAAAAAAAGAGTAGCATCAGGGGAATCCCAATATCATTTGCCACCGAGGAAGAGGCTATCGAAGGTCTTAGAAAAATTGTTAACGACCAGCCTGCATTAGCAAGGCAGGACTTGAAATTCTCGGCTCTAGAAGTACGCTACGTGCCAAACAAGATTAAGGTTTACAAACAGGACTGGTACAATAAGTATGTTGTTAAAGAGTCGGAACTAGAATTTAAAGAACACAAATTCACCGACACAATGAAATAAGGAGAAAACCGATGAGCCTGATAACCGCCAGTGATAAAGAAGTATTCGAGAGTGTGGGAGCAATCGCTAAAGAGTTACGTGAACTCGCTATGCGTAACAGTACCTTCAGGCCCGTTGATTGGTATATTGAAAAGCTTAACGTTTTGACAGGGGACTTTATGTACCTCTCATGTCGTTACGGCGAATCAAAGGCAGCACGGGATAACAACGAGGTTAGCAAATACATCAGCTTGAAGATGGAAAGCAACGTGTCAGGCGACAAGTTTGTTAGCGCAGTTGGTGAACGAGAAGCACGCAACTCTGTCAATGACCTGGTTGAAGTCGAAAAAGTCCTTGAGTCCTACAAGGATGCTTCCGAACAGGGCATCTTAACATGCAAGAAAATTATGGACGTACTTTCCCTTGAAATGGGCAAAAATAAAAACTAATGCCCCGCAAGATTGGTAACGCCAAGTATTGTCCAAAGTGTCAACGGGTACTGCCACCAGCAGAGTTTTACAAGGCTACTCGAAACTTTGACAAGCTAACGGTGTATTGCAAAACCTGTAGCCTAGCATTTAAAGCCATCTGGAGACACAATAACAAGGAAAAGATTCTAGCAGACGACAGGTATTATCGGACTTTCGTACCACGTGGAAAGTACATTTGTTACAAGAAATCCTCCAGACGTTTGGGACGGATTTTTACGCTCACTTTTGAGCAGTTTAACACATTTTGGAAGGCCCCATGCACTTACTGCGGGGAGCCTATAAAAACAATCGGGTTGGACCGAGTAGACAACACGATTGGGTATACTTTTGATAATGTTGTTTCTTGCTGTAAGATGTGCAACTTTATGAAAAGGGGCTACTCAGCAGCAGCCTTTACGTCTCAATGTTTAAAAATAACCAATAGACAAAGGAGTAAAAAACAATGACAGACTCAATCAACCCCTGGGCGGATTCTCCAGAGGAGCAGGACGCAGTAACGAAATCAGGACCTGAAGGTAGGTCCGCAATTGTTAGGCTGAAGCTTCCAGAAGGTGACACACGTGTCCGTATTCGTGGGCACTATTTTCACTTTTATGAGCATTGGTTTAACAAAATCAAACGTACCGCAAACTGCCCTGGCAAAGATTGCCCTGTATGCCATCACCCAGATAAGCAGAAATATCTGGACCAGGCACGTGCCTTAAGAGAAGGCGGCAAGGAAGAAGAAGCAAGAGACCTGTTTCGTAAGACGTTTTCCACCTACGACCCCAGGTTGAAATATGCGGTAAACGTGATTGACCGCACGGACGGCCAGATGAAAATTTGGCAGTTCAGCCGTACCCTGAAAGAGGACATTATGAAGTTTGCCGAAATCAACGGCGACCCGAATGGGTACGACATTGTGATTTCACGCAAAGGTCTTAAACGGGATGATACAGAATATCGCATTACCCCGACTATGGCTGTGGTGCCTTTAACAGCAGAAGAACAGGCATTGAAATTGTTTACGCTGGCTACGATTTTTAAAGCCACACCCGTAGACAAAATCAACTCCTATCTTGCAGGCCGTGTTCCACCGCCACGTGCGGCTGCCCCTGCTGCAGGACAAGCACCGTCGCCATTTCAGCAGGATAAAGAAACACAATTGCCGACAACGCCAATGCCCCCGAACCCAGGTGGTTTTGACTTACCTGACTTGGACGACATTCCGTTCTAGGATAACCATGAGAATAATTGGGTGTGACCTTTCAACAGTAGCATCGGGCTGGAGCCTCTTAGAAAGCTCTGGCCCTACAAAAGAGCAGACGCAATTGCTCCGTTATGGAGTGATTGAGCCTATGGATGGTCTCACCGAGTCTGAAAAGTTCTTTGTTTTTGCACATCAGTTTGACATGCTTATACGATTGTTTAAACCAGACTGCCTTGTAATAGAAGATACCTTTTATAGCAAGGACCCAACAGTCTTAAAAAAATTGAACAGGTTAGCAGGCCATATTCAATCAGTCTGGTTTAAACTTCGTCGTATGGATGCCGTGTTTTATATGGCTATGAGTGCACGGCGGTCGCTCGGTGGCCTAAGCGGAAAAGCAAAGAAAGAAGAAATTGTGACCGCTGTAAATCAGTTCTTTGGATTGCGTGGACGCTTGAAAGACCATAATGCAGCCGACGCAGTTGTAATCGCATATCATCACGCAGTAACAGGGGCTTTTCGGCCCCCTGAAGTTGTAGTGGAACCAACACTGGATTCGATGGAAGTCGTAGAACCACCGTCGCCCAGTGACTTTGCAAAGCCATTACCAAAAGAAAAGAAAAGGAAAAACCCTAATGAGCCAAAGTCAGAGTCAGACAATTTATAAATTTTCATGCAGGTGCGGAAATCTCGGTGGTGTAATTGCTGTCGTTATTTCAAAGAGGGGAAAATAACATGTCGGAATTAGACAATATTATACGCCAGTTAAATAAAGACTTTGGAAAAAACACCATCATTTCAGGGGATGAAATTGTGGCCATGGAAGTAGACCGCATCCCTACTGGGAGTCTGTCTCTTGACATTGAAATTGGCGGGGGCTATCCGTGTGGCCGAGTCGTGGAATTATTCGGAAGAGAATCCGCAGGTAAAACTTTTATGGCTTTAAAGGCTGTGGCCGAAGCTCAAAAAATTGGCAAGCTGGCCGTGTGGATTGATGTCGAAGGTTCCTTTGACCCCGTTTGGGCAACCCTGCTAGGGGTGGACCTTAAGAAGCTGAAACTGTCAAGGCCTGAAACAGGAGAACTGGCTTGTGACGTAATGGATGCTGTTATTCGTAGCGGGGAATGCGGAATCCTTGTACTGGACAGTACCGCCGCACTGGTGCCACTTCAAGACATTGATACTGCAATGAACCACGTTGAACAGATGGGTGTCAGGGCTAAGCTGGTAAATCGGCTAGTCCGAAAACTTCACTCGGCCCTAAACATGAAGGTCGGAGAAGACTGCCTACCAAACGCTTGCCTGGTAATTTTTATCAACCAGATTCGTGAAAAGATTGGCGTGATGTTTGGAAATCCTGAGACAACTCCAGGTGGGCTGGGCCTGCGTCATGCGGCTTCTATTCGCATTGACTTTCACAAAACTTGGATTAAAGCATCTGCAGCTGAAAACGAAAAAGCCGTTATTGGCCAAACCATAAAATTCACAACGGTAAAAAACAAGACGTTCCCGCCTTATCGGCGTGGCGAGTTTGATATTTATACCGATGGCCCCGCCAAAGGCCAGATTGATGATATTCGTGAAGTGTTTGCCTATGGTATCATTGCAGGATTTATCGAACAAAACAAAGCAACTTACACAATTGGAAAAGAAGAAGTAGTCGGCAAAGAGAAGACTATCGCTTACCTGCGGGAAAACCCTACGGTAGTGGCCGACTTAAAGAAAAAGATAGTGGCTAAACTTCTTGTAAAGGCTAAAAAATGAACGACACAGTGAGCCTCGCCTGCGGTTGCTTTATTATGAAAAATCATGTCGAATTTTTCTGTAAATATCACGCTAACAATCAGCCAATGGTTAACGACCCACTTGACCGTTTTTTAAATGAGCGTATCAAAGGACCTGATGGAAAAGACGATAACAGCAACTAAGCATTGGTTTAGAGTAAGCGAAACTACTTGGCAACTTCTCGTAGAAGTCAATACTCGTGTCTTTCATAAGACGGTCATAATTTATGACACCCGTGGCACCTATACCATTATACTAGCCACGAATAAGAAGCTGAAAGAATTTGATTTAATCGAACAGGTTTGGAAAGAACTTGGAATAAAATTAAAATTGATTTAACGGAGGATGCTATGGCGTATATGGTCAGACGGCGCACGAGTGGGATTGCAAACGAACTGTACACAGACCTTTTAGCTAATTTAGCTAACTGGCAACACTACACGGATTACGCTGAGTTTGAGCGTGACAACGAGCTGTGCACAATGCTTGCTGCTTGGTTGATGACGGAGAACAAACGTGAAACCAAAGTGGATGAATAACGAGGAAAGCTACAGGGAACAAAGCGATAAACGAGTAAAAAAAATCGCTGAGCAAACTGGCGGTCGGATAACGCCCAATTCAGGGGCGACCCCGTTTTCAAAGGGGGACATATCTTACCCTAACGACTTGCTTGAGCACAAGATGACCGCAAAGCAATCCTACAAACTGAACCGTGCCGACTTGTTCAAGATTTACAATGAGGCTTTAAAAGAAGGTAAAGAGCCAATGTTTATGATTGACTTTGGCGACATTGCCCTTGTGGGGCAAGTCAAAAAATTGCACTTAAAATAAAAAGGAGATTAATCAATGGCTGACGAAACTGAGAAACCCCAGGAATCCACCCCTGAGGACATAGCAAGAGAAACCAAAGCGGTCAAGATGCTTATTACCTATCATCCTGACACCCAGGAAATTCAAGTTCAGAATATTCAGAACCTGACACGACCTCTGGCCATGTATGTCACAAGTCGAGTGTTCAAGACATACGAAAACGATGAGACGGCATTAGCGGTCGTCAAGCATCTGTCGGGGCTAGTCGAACAGTCCAAACAGGGCAAGCAAAATAAGCTCTGGGTTCCTGGCAGTAAGAAATAACATGAAGCTGGTAGTCTCCGCTGACTTCCACATTAACGAGGACAGACGCTACATTGATACAGCCAATCTTCTCCAGCACATTCTTGGAGAGGTTGGCCGTATTCATCCTGATTATTTTGTAGCCCTGGGAGACATCTTTGACAAACGCCGACCGTCACCTCGTGAGTTGCGGCTTTTGAACCGCTGGCTACTCGCTTTGCGTGATTGTGTCGGAACAGGCATTATTCTACTAGAAGGCAACCATGACCTGGATAGAGATATTTCAGCGTTGTCCTATTTACAGGATTTGGCGACCTCACAAGTTGCCGTGGTACACCCCCCGTTTAAACTTGATGGATTTTATTTTGACCATGTGCAAATATCTGGGGCCATGGCTGATAATGGATTCAAGATGACAGAAGGCCACGCTCTTTCTGACATTATTCAAAAGAATCCTGATTGTCATACATTTGCATTTGGGCATCTTCACAAACCCCAAATATTGCAAGAGAAGCCCCTAGCATTCTACGCTGGTAGCCTGGATAAGGTCACGTTTGCAGAGGACAAGGATAAAAAGCGATTGTGGGTTTTTACGGATTCAAAATTGGAATCTTGCATAGATTTACCCACAAGGCCCATGTATCAATACCATCTGCTTGTCACAGAAACACAGTTCAGTGTTCCTCCATGGTCTGGCGTTGACCTTACAGGGGCAATGGTCAAAGTTATTTTTTCTGGCACACGGGAAGCTTTAAAGTCAGTTGACTCAGCCCAGTTACATCAGTATCTTTCTTCACGAGGCGTTTACAGTTTGAAAATAGCTTTCGATATTACGGACAAAGCAGTACCACGAAACGAAGTTATCAATGAATCAGTTTCGGAGCAAGCGGCACTAGAAGAATTCTTCAAAGACCATCTGAACAAAGAAACTCTAGTGTCCCAGGGATTGCTAATCATCAAGGAGACCTTGAATGGATAAAATATTAATCGTTACTCTACATGGCATTTGTTCTAACATTGATGCTAGTGACGCATGGCAGATGGATTTTAACAAGTGGCTCAAAGCCAACTATGCTGCTGACATGACATCAAAAACGTTAGTGCATCTTCCGTTCTCGTATGGCATCATTGGCCCTGTGTGGGCGTTTATTATTAACACTATGGCTTGGGTAGGACTATCAAAATTTGTAGCCCCGTTTGCTGCCAAACTTTTTAGAACATTTCTTACGGCAACTGCCCGTAATTATCCTGACTACAAAGTGCATATTGTTGCCCATTCATTCGGGTCTTGGGTTTCCCATGAAGTTCTTCGAGATAATTCTAGGGGACCCTGGAGTTTAAAAATTGAGGGCTATCATTTATTTGGTGCTGTGATTTCTGCTCATATTCAGAAGAACTGGCTGGATGAATTACTAATGTCCAAGCAAGCACAGTACTGTGTGGTTTGGTCTAGTCGCAATGATACGGTAGTTCGGTATCTTGCTGTTCCCCCGTTTGGCCACTTGGGCTACTGGGGTATCATCAGAGACTACCATCCCGAAGACCGTGTTAAGCCTACCTGGCAACCCTATGATTACCTACGTCTTTATAATCGAGTCATAGAGTACGGGCATAATGAATGCCTCACGCCCGCAACGTTTCCAAAACTTATGGAGGACATACAGAATGAGCCGAAAACCGAAAACACCTAAAGTGCGTCACGTCTGGGGCATTAATCCAAAGACACGGGTTACACCTAGCAGAAAAAACGGCACACCCGCTGTCTGTAACATTTGCCGTGGCGAAGGACGTTTATACATGCCTGGTGAGGCTGACTGTCATTATGAAGATTGCATTTCATGCGGAGGAACTGGCTATGTCAATTAAAAATCGCTGGGGTGGCTTTAGAACAAAAAAAGAGATGCTGGTTGGTCTTCCTAAGCTTCCCATTAAAAAACGGACACCAATTAACTATGCAGCCCTCAACTCAGTCCCTTCTATGTCGGGCGAGGCATACGCCAGGTACCTATCCTGTTCAGGACACTATAAAAAGCAAGGTGCTACACCTAGAAAGGGCAGGCGGGTTTCCAATGCCAATTAAATACGAATCATGCCCATTCTGTAACAGCAAGAATGTTCAAGAACGAGAAATAAAGGGTACCGTCGTGGTTTTTTGCAAAGATTGCAACAACAAAATAGACGTGTACCCAAAGGAGCAAACATGAACGTTGTTCAAACAGTACGTTGGATTGTTTTTTTAGCTTTATATACCTCGGTAATTCTTCCGCTTTATTTAACGCTGAGGTTTCACGCCCCTGAGTGGCTCTTTCTGTACGGGCCGATTCTTGCTTTTTGGACGGTTCTGATTTATGCCCAAGTAGAAGGAAGTCAACAGGCTAAGGTGCCTGAAACGCCACAAGTACTGGAGACACACCCATGACACACCCGTTAGAAAACCCAAGTAATCTAAACCAAGAGAAGGTTTGGATAATTCCGCTGGAGTTCAAAGTCAAAGTTGACGATGCATCAAAGTATGACACCGAGATGCAGAATCTTTTAAGTAAGGTTCTCAACGAACTCCGAAGTATTGTTAGCACCTTTGACGCAAGCAAGAAGCAATTTAGCTGCCAGTTCTTGCCCCCCATTAAAGATGTAGCTAAGTTTCACGAGGTAGCTAAGGCCGTTGAATCAACAGAAGTTCTCAAATCTAACGAGGATGGATTACGGAAGCTGGTTGCTGAGGAGATAGCGAAGCTTCTGAAACCAAAACCATAATGGATATAACGAGCATTCAGCTCACGAATTTTTTATCACACCGAAACACCAACATTAGCCTTTCGGGAGGGCTGGTTGGTGTTTTTGGTCCTAATGGGGCAGGGAAGTCTTCGCTCGTTTCTGACTCAATTACTTGGGGCCTATGGGGAAAAGCCAGGGTAAGCGGTGCTGGGGACGCTATGATTTCCACAGGGCAGGCGTTCTGTGAAGTCGCTGTGACTTTTCGTGTCAGTGGAAATCTTTGGAAGGTCACAAGAGCACGTGTTAGGGATTCAAAAACTGTACTGGAACTCCATGCTTGGAAGTTGGACCGCTGGGAGGACTTATCAGGACCCACAATAAAAGACACACAAACTGCTATCGTCAATCTGCTTGGTATGTCGTATGAGATTTTTAAAAATAGTTCATGTATCGAGCAAGGACAGGCCAATAGTTTTTCTAATCTAACTCCTGCGGAAGCCGCCAATGTTATTTTGGATATTCTTCAGCTTAACAAATATAGGCAGTATCGAAAATTAGCTTCTGAAAAATCCAGTAACTTAGCAGCCTCCATTGGGCATTTTCAAACAGACATCAGTTCTTTGGAAACTCAATTAGAAACCTATAGGAATAGCAACCAGCTTTACCAGGATAAGGTACAGAGTCGTAAAATTGCCCAGGTCCAGTATGAGGCAACCGTGGAAGCTCTTACTAAAGCTGAAGCTCAGAACGTTACTATTTTAGAGCAACTTTCCCAATTGTCATCTTTTAGAACTTCCCAGGATGCTGTGTTTGCAACTATAGCTGCTCAGATAACAAAAATCGAAGACCAACTTCGGGTTCTTGGGAATGATACTGGTGCACATTGCCCTCTTTGCAAAACGGAACTGATTGAAGATTTTCTCTTGGAACTACAAGAGACTCTGAAAGCTAGCATTGCGACATTAAAAGAAGAGCAGCAAACTCTCCATTTTTCACTCGTGGATAACGCAACTAAAATGGCTACACTGGAAGGGGAGTTACGGTTACTTAAGTTGGACTCTAAACGGACCGACACTAAGGAGTTGGAAAAACAAACAACTATGTTGGATGCTGAGATTAAGGCTTTTGGTGCAGTTGCTGCCAATTCTAGCACATTAGAAATGGACCTTGCAAAATTGCAAGCTCAGCTAGAAAAAGCACAAAAAAACCTAGCCGTCTACGTATGCCTACAAGAGGCGTTCGGACCTAAGGGCATTCCTCTTCTGGTCGTGGATAACGTGGTTAAGGAGTTAGCCGTGGCAATTAACAATAATTTGAAGTTGCTGGCCGACCTCCCTTTGTCCATTGATATTATTACCCAGCATGAGGGCCGCCAAGGGGAGATGGTGGATACCTTTGAAATTGTCCTAAATGATGGTCTGGAAACCAAGCCGTACGTTAACTACAGCGGCGGGGAGAAACTCCTAATCGACCTGGCTATTCGATTGGGCCTTTCAGAACTATTAGCCAAACGGAACAACTTTAAGGTGGAAACCCTCATTATAGACGAGGGCCTTGGGAGCCTTGATGAGCTTAACCAGGTGAATTTCTTCAATACCCTAGCTAACCTGGAAGCAAAATTTAAGCATATCCTTGTAATTACCCATACCCAGGTAAAGGATTGTTTCAAGCAAAGGATAGAGCTTAAAAAAGAAAACGGTATTACAGGGGTTGACAAACAGGTCCAATTTAGGGTATAATGATAATAGAAGGTATAACAATAAGGGAGGAGATAAAAATATGAAACTTACAAAAGTTCAGCTTTTAGCAGTGCTAAAGAAGCATAACTATGTTAAGCTTGATGTTGCCGAAGCCCTTGGCACCGACGAGAGTAGTGTACGCCGTGCCTGTCGGAAGTATGATATTGACACAGATTTTGAGCGCAGAAAGACCCTTTTGGAGTACCAGCCCTTGGTGGTTACGCCATCGGCTGCTGCCTTGAAGAAGGCTCAGATTCCTTCCCTTGGTAAATTGGAGAGGGTGTTCTGCTGGAGTGATTGCCAAATTCCGTACCATAATCAGCAGGCGATTAGCATTGCATTGCAACGTTGCAAGGATTACCAGCCTACACATACTGTGATTTTTGGGGATTTTATGGACTACACGGCTCTGCTTGGGAAAGAAAAACAGCGTCAAATCAATTTAACTACCGAAGAACTAAAGTCACTAGACTTAGAATTTCTAGAGGCTAACAAAATTCTTTCTAGCGTCGAAAAAGTTCTTCCTGCAGGGTGTGTAAAGTATTTTTTGCTTGGGAATCACGAAGACCGTGCAGATAAAATTATTGCCAAACCTGATGGCGATTACTGGAAAAAGCACATTGATATTCGGGAACGTCTCAGTCTCGCTAAGCGTGGCTGGATAGTCATAAAATACAACGATAAGATTAAGTTGGGTAAGCTAAATTACACACATGGCTTTTACTATGGTACTCACCATGCTATGCAGCACGCTCGTGTGTATTGCGAAAACGTAATTTTTGGACATACCCATCAAATACAAGTCTTTACAATGCCGACACCTGCACGGGAACTAGCATTTTGGTCAGCATCCATTGGTTGTCTTTGCGATAAAAACCCTGAATGGCAGCATGGTAAGCCTAATAGCTGGGACCACGCTTTTTGTGAGGTAGACTATCTGCCTGATGGAAGTTTTTTTCCCAGTATCAGACGAATTATCAAGGGAAAGCTTCTTGTTAACGGAAAGCTATACACAGCATGAGAAGTTACCGACTGTGCCCTTGCTGTAAAAAGTTTAAAACTTCAAGGCAGTTTTATAATAACAAATCTACAAAAAGCGGACTTACGTGTCTCTGTAAAGAATGCATAAAACTTGAGCAGGCTGCCTACTATATAAAACATACCAATGCTGCACTGACACGGGTAGCCACTTGGCAGGCAACTCATCCAGAAGCTGTTGCGGGTTACAAAAGAAAGAACAAAATCAAAAACAAGGAAAAGTACCGTATGTCGCCCAGGCAGTGTTTTGGAAACTACAGACGCAATGCTTCCAAAAGGTCCAAGCCAGTATCTTTCGATATTTCTTTTGCAGAGTTTATGCAATTCTGGAATAAATCCTGTAGCTATTGTGGAAATTCCATTGATACCATTGGCTTAGACCGTGTAGATAACACCATAGGGTACACTTTAGAGAATCTGGTTTCTTGTTGCAAACTGTGTAACTGGATGAAAGTAGATTCTTCTCGCTCGGAGTTTATTGAGCATTGTATGCAAATAGCAAGGCATACGGATAGGATTCAAACATGTTAAGATACAGCACATATTTAGTTGGAAGTATCCAGGATGCTGCTGATGGGGGCATCGGTTGGCGTGAAAAACTCACGAAAACTTTGGCCGATGATGGGTTCATTGTTTTAGACCCATGCAAGTCAGAGTGCAACCACAGTTTGGCTACAACCATGGAAGAACAAAAAAAGAAACTGGAGAATCTGAAACGTGGTGGAGAATGGCTAATCTGGGATAGGGTATTAGCAGATATTCGTCGCTCGGATTTAACTTGCGTCAATACATCAAAGTTTCTGATTCTTTTGTATGACCCTGCGAAAAAGTATGGCGGAACTGTTCACGAAATTGTGGAGGCATGGCAAAAGGGCATTCCCATCTACACTGTGAGTTACCAAGCCGTGACAGAATTCAATGACTGGATTCTTTCGTTGCTACGAGATAACTTTAAGAATGGCGGAAAAATCTTTCACAACTTCAAACAGTTGACGGATTTTCTGAGCGAAGAATACAAAGAGCACATTCAGAAATTCGGGGCAGGGTTTGATGTAGAGAAGGCTTCAAAGAAGCCAGAGACTGAGGCAACAAAATGAGAAAGATGAGTATTGTACGGGTAGCCATTCCCGTAAAAAGCCTTGAGATAATTGATGGCTCAAAGTTCTTAGGGCGCATTCTTGTTACAGGAGGCCGTGCCTACCACTTGATTAAAGGCGACAGAATAATCGTGGTACGCAGAAAGCGAGTAATCTACCCAAAATGAACATACAACAAGTGCTTGCTTCTCTCCAGATTTCTTTGGCACGGCTGGGCAAACGGACTAAGCGTGTTGTCCGTAACTCATTAAAATGGCTGCATCTTATTGGAGTGACAGGACTTCTTTATCTGTGTCCCATGCAACTTTTAGAAGCCTTCATCGTGGTCATTCTGATGTTTGAGATTGGGTTTGAATTTTCAGCTCTGGACAGGCTGATAGAAGTGAACAACAAACTGCGGACCTGGGTGTTACGGAAATTCACTACAAAACGAAAGAAAAAAGTATGTTAAAGGCGCGGAAGCCTCCGCAACGGGGCTTTGTAAAATGGCTTCCACCGTTGGTGCTGATTGCTCTCTTGCTTCAGGGATGGTCAGAGCATCTCCTAACAGTAATCATTGCACTCATTTTATTGGTGGACATGGGTTTTACGTTTACTGCTATTGACAGTTTGATGGCATACAATAATAAATTCTACCGATGGTTGCGACACAAAATCTCTAACAGAAAGAAATAATCATGCGAAAAGAAACTATTGAGGGACTCGCTCAGGCTATCCGTTTGGGTGCTTGGCATAATGATTACATGCTGCATGAAGCCCAAGTCTTTCTTGGCTGCCCAGCAGACCGCATCTTTCGGGTATACGAGGAGTATGTTGGACGATATTTCCGTAATATCATTGTTACTTCTTTAGACGCTTTTCTTGAAACAAACCGCTTTGTCAAGCTGGCCCAGAAAAGTATCGGCAGTAACGGATTTCAAACACCCAAAAAAGAGGACATTGAGGTTGCCCCCAAGACCTATAAGAGCTGCCTTACTGAAGGTTGCTTTTTCCTTGAAAAAGAAAACACGCGGTTTATTTTGGAATTCCAAAACAGCTACCATAACGAGGGTTGGTGGGTAACCGTTTTCTATCAAGACACTGCCGAAGATTGCGCAAAGTCCTTTTTAAAGGACCTGGAAGCTTTTGCCAAAGAACATAACTATCTTCGTAATGCCAAAATTGATGCTAGCCTGTCGTTTATTCCAACCAGTAACTATACCTGGGATGACGTTGTTATTCCTACGAGAGTAAAAACGGAACTGCAACTGAATATCGACGGAATGATTAGCAATATCGAAGTCTACAGGAAAAACAACATCAAATTTAAAAGGGGTATAATCCTTCAAGGTCCCCCAGGGACTGGGAAAACTCTCATTGGAAAGATTATCTGCAATTCAACGAACTGCACGTTTCTGTGGGTCACTCCTAGATTTTTAGAGCGCAGCCAGCATGTCAAAGTAGTTTGTGACATGGCCCGTGAGTTGTCCCCGTCAATTCTGTTTCTCGAAGACATTGACCTCTACAGTGAAGACAGACAATCTGTTAGGAATGCCTCATTGCTTGGGGAACTAATGAACCAGTTGGACGGCCTTGTTGAAAATCATTTTATCATTGTGATTGCGACTACCAACCAGGTAGACAACGTAGAAACCGCCTTGCGAAATCGCCCTGGGCGTTTCGACCGTATCCTGGATATTGGCCTTCCTAGTGTCGAGGGCAGATTGCGGATGCTGGCACTGTACACAAAAACCTACAAAATGGATGGCGTGAATCTAGAAGACATTGCTCAAAAAACGGACAAATATACTGGCGCACACATGAAAGAACTTGTGGTCACGGCTGCAATTACCGCCATTGACGAAAAGTCCCTGACAAGTGAGGGGTTGCTAATTTTAAAGCCCGAATATTTTTACAACAACATCGAAAAAGTACGTAATAAAAAAATAGAACCAGTGCTGGGATTTCTAGCACCTAACCAGGACTCCAACCCGTTGGGGCCTGACGATTTCGATTAAGGAGAAACTGCATGACAAAAACTTTTATTGATAGAACGCATGGGGTCTCCGATAATTTTCTAGCATATACTGCGGGTTTTATTGATGGTGACGGATGCATCACGTTGACAAAAAAGAGTTCTTTAGGGAGTTCTGGCAAACGGCATGTAGCTGTGGTGCCTCTTATTGTAGTAACGAATACAAATCTAAAGATAATCAAACTCTTGCACAAGATATTCGGGGGATACATTAATAAGCATAATTTATCAAAAAACACAGTTCGTAAATACTACGAAGGGCCTGGATTTAATTACAAGTTTAGAAAAACAATTTACCATTTGGAAATTCAATACCAGCAGGCCCTGTTCCTTGCTAAGGCTATTTATCCGTATCTTGTAATTAAAAAAGCTCAGGTGGCTGTTTTATTCGATTATGAACAACTCTTATTGCAAGGAAAACTGTGGGGAATGAAGTCTATTAAACACAAGCAGCTTGGTAAATTTAAATTACGATTAAAGGATAAAATGCACAAATTAAACCATAGAGGAGTTCCAAAATGAGTGTTACGTTTATTGATTTACTTAGAAATCAATTTGAGTACGGCGGCGTGAAGTATGCTTCCACGAATGCAGGGAAGGAAGCCACTGACGAACTGGTGGAAGACTTCGGTTGGAATTGGCTGATTGGCACACAAGCAAAGTACGTGAAGCGATACCGTAATATGACCCTCGAAAAAGACTTATTGAAAATTGGCTGCTACCAGTACATCAACTGGCTGAAGCGGGGCTATCACCTTAGCCCAGGGGGTACCGCTGAAATGAAATGCACAACCGTGGCAACCAAGACAGAGTTTTTTCCAGTCTTCGTTGAAAAACTGCGGAGGTACAACGAGGAATCCGTACGGGGATGTGAGCGTGAGGGGTACCTGGCACGAATATATGAACTGCTGATGGATTTGAGAGTCAACATTGCAGAGGAAAGCTTTCTTGAAATTTGCTCGCTCTGCTCCAGCCTTTGGGTATTGGACGGCTGGGACAAGCAGGAAGAGCACAAGACAGATACCTGGAGAAAGGGAGACACGGGCAATGGCACGAAAGTCTAAAATTTATTCAGTCGATTTTAACTCGCTTGAACGCAGGGCGGGGGGCTACAAATCTTTAAACGCCTTTGAAAAAGAATTGGTTGACAAGATGTGTTCTCTAAGCAATTCATCAGAGTCAAACCTGAGTCCCTATCAACTCGATGCGCTTGACAGCGTATATGAAGCTATAGAAAAACTTACTCCACGGCAGCAGCAAGTCCTTTCAATGACATTTGGTCTTGGGGATGACGAGCCATCTACAGAACTGCAAATTGCTGAAAAATTTAGTATTACACAGCAAGGAGTTCACGATTTAAAGACCAGGGCAATCAAGGCTATCCAGAAGCAACTTTTTTCAGCGAAAAAAACTCCTAAACCTTAGACTATGCCCAATAGTGCTAGATTTCGCTGTAAAACTTGCAGTGGATATTACCCCATTTCGGAACAGTATCAGAACAGCAATCCTAAAACATGCAAACACTGTGTTCGCAATGCGCTACTAGGCCTTCCGATGCCCCTGACCCCGCAGCAAAACCAGCGTTACGGTCGTGTGAAATCAGGGGCTACCAGTAGAAAGCTCACCTGGTTACTCACAAAAGTACAGTTCATATCCATAGGAAGCCAACCTTGCAGCTATTGTGGTACTCCTAATGACAACTATGGCATAGATAGAATTGATAGCACCCTAGGATACACTCCAGAAAACTGCAGGTCTTGCTGCCGTACATGCAATATAGCAAAGGCTAGTTTGACTACCGAACAGTTTTTACAGCACTGTAAACGAGTCGTTTCCTACAGGAAAGACAAACTATTTTAATGCTGCTACTTGTTTTTTAGCCTGTTTGGTACTACTATACATGGAAGGACTATTCTCGTCTTTTTTGCCTCTCCCCTCTACACTGTATCCTTTTGGCACACTCCCTATGACTACCCACTCTAAAAAATCACGCCTCAAAATAGACGTAACCGAGACTGGTAAATTACTCCCTGTCAAAAAAGAGCCTGGCCAATTGTGCAATGCACGGCTTCGCTATAAAGATGGCTATTGCGTTCGGCCTGCGGGCGAGGGCACTGACCACATTGGAACAGGGCGTTGTCGTGAACACGGCGGTGCAAGTTTAGGTAGGCCACGGATTGCTTTTTCTCCAACAGAGTTTGACGAAAACGATATTCTTAAACGGCTTGAAACTATTGTTGAATCAGACCCATCTTCTATCGCAATTGTCGATAACGAAATTACGATGCTGCGGTCTGTTTTTTATCGTTACATGAAAACGTGCAATGACCAAGAGCATAAACTTCCCAATCCAGCTGACCTAAAGAAGTTTACCGATGCTCTGGCAAAGATGCTAGAAATAAAAGCCAAGTTAGATAGTCGAAGTACTCCAAAGACACAAATTACTAACAACGTATTTGTACTTTACGTTACACAAATAAACAACATACTTAAAAAGCATATTCAGGATGGGGACCTGCTTAATCGGATTGCCGACGATTTGGAAAATTTGCAATTACCAGAGCTAAAAGATGTCACTCCAGGACAATAGTGATTTTGAACTGGTAAAAAATGCAGCGTCAGCTGCTAGCAAATCATTGCGCCGCACTGATGACACTTGGGAAGAGATTCCAGTTTCACCTTCGGTCTTCTTTGAAAAGTTTTTGCACGAGCCTTGTTATCCAGAGCAGCAGAAATTCGTGGAGGCCATGCTTGGCACTGACCCACTGATATGGGATGCCACATATGACGAGGGTATTGCATTGGTGGGCAAGGGGGGTGGGAAGGACCGAACGATTTGTAAGGTCTTTCTTTACTGTGTGTATAAATTGCTGTGCATGAGAAATCCGCAGAAAATGCTAGGCATCAATAACAACTCCGAGGATGCCCCTGAGTCCGCAATCGACTTAGCTAACGTTTCTCTAAACGCACGACTTGCCAAAGACGTGTTCTTTAAAAATCTTATTGCTATGATTCGCGTTTGCAGAAATCCAAAAACCAAAAAGAACTGGTTTGAGGAACACGGTCTTGACCTTAAAGCAGACATTCAAACGCGTGAAATCAAATTTCCGAAGGCTATCACGGCTTATTCACTGGATAGCGAAGAGTACACTGGCGAAGGCTTAAATATTCTTCTGGCCATCTTCGACGAAGTGGGGGGTTTTGACCCAGGCAAGGCCGACAAGCTCTACACAGCCCTTGTCTCCACTCAAAAAACGCGCTTTGGTTCTAATCGTAAAACGATGTTGATATCATACAAACGTGACGACAACGATTTTATGATGATTCGTTATCAGCAGGCAGAGAAGGAAGCAAAGACCTTTCGCGTGAAAGCCCCAACGTGGGTTTGGAATGTTAAACGTACCAAGGCTGACTTCGCAGATGACTATTTAAAGAGTCCTGAAGACGCAAAGCGTATCTACGAGTGTGAGGGTTCAACAGCCGCTGAGGGCTATTTTAAATACAAATCTCGCATCAAGGACATCATAAACCCCAATCGTGTGTCTCCTGTTGAAGGAGATGCCATTTGGACAAACGACATTTTAAAATTGAAATTCAAGGATTTCTTTAGACCGATTAAGAATCAGCCTTATTTTATACACATTGACTTGGCCAAAGGCAAAGAATCTGGTGACTATTCGGGCATTGCCATGGGGCACTTTACTCGTAATAAGAGTATCAATCTCAGCGACGACTACATAAAAGAATTGACTAAAGCTGAGGGACTTTCAACTGCAAATATTAGTACACAGAAGCAGCCTGCTGCAGTCATTGATTTTATGATGCAGGTCCGAGCACGTCCTGGACAAGAGATTATTTTTGATGAATTTCGTCAGTTTATACAAGGTCTTTATAAAAGTGGCTTTAATATTAAAATGGTTACGTATGATGGCTGGCAATGTACTTTAGGAAGCAACAAGGTTAAGTTGTTGAATGGTAACGACTTACGAATAGACGAACTTACCAAGGAAACGTGGATATATTCTTACGATTTAAAGGCTGGATGCATTGTTCCAGCACTTTGTAAGCCTGTAAGAAAAACTGGTACCAAAGTTCCCGTATACCGTGTAACTTTGGATAGCGGCGAGACTGTTGAATTTACTCCAGACCACCCGATACTCATGCGTGATGGCACCTACAGACAGGTGCAGTTTTTACAGCCTGGTGACAGTTTAATGCCTTTGTATACAAAATACGTGAAGCCTTACAAGCGTAAGGATGGCTCTGTCCGACAGTATGAACAGATTTATAATGCTGAGACTAAAACCTGGGATTTTACGCATAACGTAGTTGCTGCTACCTGCTATGGTCCTAAGCCAAAAGATTTTGTTGTTCATCATAAAGATTTTAACCCTTTAAACAATAGCCCAGAAAACTTGGTCTATATTCACGTAAAGAAACACGTAGCACTACACAAAGCCCTTAGTGAAAAACGTTGGGCCATTCCTGGTGAACGCAAACGGCAAGCACAGTTGATGGCTGAGAGAAACAAAAAGTTTAATCTCCCAGCACTGTTAAAGCCGCCCGATGCTGCCAATGCAAAAAAGATTAGTGCTAGCATTAAAAAACTTTGGCAAGACCCCGTGTATGCCAAGAAGATGTCTGATGCTCACAAGGGCAATCCTGGTTATTGGACGGGCAAAAAACGAAGCCAAGAAACCAAGGATAAAATTAGCAAAACTAAGTGCGGTGCCAACAACCATAAAGTTGTCTCTGTTGAGTTTGCTGGGTATGAAGACGTATACGACATCGAAGTTCCAGCCACACATAATTTTGCTTTGTCTGCTGGTATCTTTGTTCACAACTCTGTTGACAGCGTGCAGCTTTTAATTAAGCAAGGTATCCCTGCCGAGGTACAATCAGTTGACAGAAGTACCGAAGCCTACGACACCTTGAAAGAACAAATCTACAAAGGTTTGCTTGACATTTATCACCACCCAGTTTTCATTCGCGAGTGCGAAGAACTCATCCGAAAACCAAACGGCAAAGTGGACCATCCAGAGATGTCTTATCGAAGGTCACTTGAAGAAGGTCGCAAAGAAGGAAGCAAGGACCTTGCAGATGCAGTTGCCGCTGTTGTCAATTTGTGCATCAAAAATGCCAAAGCACAGTTTAGCGCAGGGGTTGCAGGAACCACACGGTTAGCAAACAGCAACGGCTTTCGTAGGCCTGATGATGATGAAAAAAGCCACTTAACATTCTATGGTAAAAAAGTATGAAGCAGTGTGCAACTTGCAAGAGTTTCTTCAGCAAACTCGACTTTTATAAAGACAGTAGAGCAAAAGACGGACTTTATTCGCATTGCAAAAGCTGTCACAGTTCTAAATATGTACGACCCTGGCAGTCTAAAAATTCTGAGCATTACAAGTTAGTTGTTTCTCATTATTCTAAAACACATCCAGAACAAGGTCGTGCAAAAGTGCACAAGCACTATTTGGCCAATAAAGGCAAAGTTTTAGCCTATAATAAAGCTTGGCGAAAAGCTAACTTGGGCATTATGAATGCTCATCATGCAAGTCGCCGAGCTGCCAAACGGCACGCCAAACCTTTCTGGGTTAACAGTGACGAATTAAAAGCTGTTTACCTTCGTTGTAAAGAAATGACTAAAAGTACAGGAATTTTGCATCACGTGGACCATATCGTCCCGCTTAAAAATAGCCTTGTTTGCGGTTTGCATGTTCCATGGAATTTGCAAATTATTCCTGCAATTTTAAATCATCAAAAATACAATAAATTTCAATAGAGAGGGTCTAACTCCTATGTGGTGTGATTGGTGCGGGATAACATACTCAGTGCAAACAACTATCCGTCTGACAAGCGACGGCCATGAGATTCTTGTGGAATACTGTGGGCATTGTTTAAGAAAAACCGAGACCGAATATTACAAAGGGCCTACTACAAAAATCCACGTGGAGAGGGCCAAACGTCCTGCTAAGAGAATATAATATTTTATACATACTACTCTTGCAGGATTTGTTTTTATAAATTAAATTCTTTAGAAAGTGCTAGGTAACTTCCCATCGGACAAAAATATTTAGGAACTCCTGGAAATTGGATACCAATAACAGACGACGAATGCCGCAAAGTACTCGGAACCAAGGCCCCTGAAGTAGTGTCACCGCTGGCCATTGGCAAGGTCGTGCGTTACACAGCTGGGGGCATTACCAAGATTGGAAAAATCAGTGGCTCAGATAAAGAAGGGTTTCTTCTTATCGCCCCTGTTTGTAATCAAACACGGTCGGGCTACCAATTTTCTACAATCCAGGACAAAGTTACAAAACAAAATATTATCGGACAGGTTCAAACAACTTTATGAACAAAATTGACGCTTTAAGAAATCTAATGGGCCTTTTAAATCGGCATAAAAATCCTACCGCTGCAAACGTAGTGACCATCAATAATTTGCTTTCACCACCGTACAAGGGCCTTGCGCCAAATCCCGTTGTGTATACTTATCCAGAGTGTCTCTCTGGTCTCCATGGCGAGGGCAAGCAACGAATTAATATGTCTGGAAATACCAGCGGGTCCGCTATCCCGTTAGCCTAATTTTTAGAAGACAAAATCCCATGACTGAAACTTGCAAAATAGAAGACCTTCTCACTAATCCTTACAACAGGGACATCGACCCTGTAAAGGTTTCCCACATCAAAGCCGAAATCCAGCGAACAGGCAAAGTTTACCCGATAGTCTACTCAGAAGTAGACAACGACGGAAAACCAGGGAAGATGATAACCGATGGACACCATCGGTTTTTTGCTTTAAAAGAACTTGGGCACACAGATGTGCCAGTTATCATGTCAGACGAACGTGGCCTAGATACCAAAGCCCCTAAAGAAGAAGTTGAAAAGAAACGTCGGGATGCTGGAGGCAATTGGATTCGCACTGAAGGTGACAAGTGGGTGCTGTACACTGGTGATAATCGTAAAGTTGGAGAATCTGATACCAGAGAAGGCATTCAAACCCAGCGAAGAATGCTTGAATATCTTGAAGGTAACCAGGTTGCAAAAAATTTAGCAAAGGCTTGGTTTGGTGACCCTGAAGGACACGCCAGAGCAGCCGCATTACGTGGTGACAGTCCTGGCCCTGAAGTCGATGAACCAGCAGCTCCTCGTTCCAAAACAGATTTGCATGACGGTTTAAAAACCGCTGTCAAGACGGCGGCCATCGTGGCAATTGCCGCTGGTGGAATCGCTGCTTTAAGAAGTACAGCTGTCAGGGGATTGATAGCAAACGCTGCCAAAAATGTGACTGCACGGTTTCCAGCCAGCGGCGTAGGACGTTCTGCTTACGCTACTACGCTTGCAAATGGTGGCCACACGGTTTCCATGGCAGGCGAAGTCCCCGTGGCACGATACATGTTTTCTCCGTTTAAAGCACAGGAAAAAGTTATACCTATAAAAAACTTTACTGCACACAGTGTGGATGGTTACATCAAGCAGAATAAAGCAACCCTGGCACAACCAGGAAATTATCTCGGAACCTGGCATAATAAAGAAACGGGCAAGGTTCATTTAGACATATCGGTTCCCCATAACAATCGTTATCAAGCCCTACTGGCTGCAGAAAAGCATAAGCAACTTGCAATTTACGATAGCGTGGCTGGCAAAGACATTCCTGTTAATGCGTCCACGATTGGGCAAGCAAAATTTGTTGACACAGTACGAGAACGGTACGAATATGCTCCACACAGTTGGAAGCCAGCTCTGCACGACGAGGGGTTTGGATTAGACGTTCTAAAAGAAGTTGGGGATGCCACTAGACGGGGGGCTACTCCTGGCCAAATGGCAATTCTTTATAATCGTACAAACGGCTACTACGGTGTTGGTGCTGCTAGCAGAGAACATTCTGATATTTTTGTTCAACTAGTGGACTACTATGGAGCAAAGGTTCAGGGAGACATGGACACCCGCTGGGCACGGATGACATATAGCCCTACACTTAGCGGGCCAGGAAAACTTAATCTTTGGAATTGGTCTACAGAAATGGAACACGCAAAAGGGTCGGCTTCCAGAAATTATGCTGATACTTTTGATTCCATTTTGCGAAATAAAAATTTTCCAGACGACCTGGTATTTGGCGTTAAAGAACCGTTCAGAAATTTATCAAGTGAAAAAACTTTAGGCGAGTGGCGAAAAGAATACGCTAAAGGAATGAAAGCGGAAGACCTTATGAAAACATCAGAAAAACCTGAGGAAAACGAAATCGTAGACGTAGACATGATTCCAAATCGCACGGCCATGTTTAACGTCGAACGGGCTGAACATCCTGACCTTACGGATGAAGCTATCAATCAAATTGTAGAAGACCATTTAAAGGCGGGGAAGGACATTCTATATAAGAAGGCATTATGCACTTTTTCTAAAGCAGCTGCTTTGGTCGTTTCTCGTGGCTTAGCAAAAGTGTACCGTGTCGAGAAACCCACGGAAGATTTAGCCCAAGCAAACACCCAGGAATCCATTGCACAAGTCCAGTCTGTCGATGATTCCTTGGTTGCCCTGCATGGAGCACTCAAAGATTTGGAATTACTTGCAAGAGACCAGCAGCTTTTAAGTGAAGATGAGATGCAAGCAATCATTCAACCTCTTCAAGCAAAAGTAGAAGAATTGTTGTCCACTCTGCAAGGTGACACAGCACAATCTCCAGAAGCCGAGCAACCCACGGAGGCTGCCGATGATTCTGAAGCTGAGGCTGTAGAAACTGACGATGAGTTACCAGAAGACCAAACTTCTACGGATGACCCGCAGCGTCAGCGAAAGAAACCACAAGGGCCTGAACGTACGCCTGGTACAGGAACAGCCGAAAGAGAACTGACTGAGCCAGCTTCGACTTTTTCAGAAAAAGCGGATACAGTCCAGGACATCAACAAGGGTTTTTTTGGCATTGGTGGGTCAGGCCAGCGTGGCTGGCGTGGTGACCCACAGGGTCATGCAGAAGCCGCCCGTGAACGTTGGGCTGGCGAGGGTGTTCCTCTTGGAGGCAGGCCAAAACCTACGGGAGCACAGAAACCTGGCGGTGCACAAAAGCCAACAGAGAAACCACACAGCCAGGTATCAGAGGCCGCTTTAGTTCTGCCCAGAGCTGTGAAGGATATAGCAGTGCAGACGGCGGGACGTGCGGGACGCAGCTTAGCTCGTGCTGCAGGTGACACAATCGCCGACATTGGTTGGCAAGCGTTTGGCACTGTTGCAGGTATTGTTTTATTTCGGTATTTATCTGGTTCATCTACAAATGTTGGTGCTATGGCAGCACTGGGAAAAGCTGGACTAAAAGATGCACTTAAGCGTAGTTTTCAAATGGCACGCATTGACCAGTTAAGCAAAAAAATCAAATTAGCTCGACTCGTTAGAGTATGGGCAGAAACTAAATAGAAAAGGTGAGTGACAATGGAAAAATCAGAAACTAGCAAAAGCCTCGAAGCAATCATCGAAAAGCGCAGGAATTGCATTCCCTTAACTAACGAGGAAGAGAAGTTAGTTAACGAATCGCTTAACAAATTGTTAGATGCTAAAAAATGTGTTAGCAAAACAGTAACAAGTACTACAGGTGATGCCATCCGAAAATCAGCTGCGAGTCCAGAGCTTCCAAAAGCTCCGTCAACGGACAAAGCAACCGAGGGGGTCCCTGCACAGAATCGTGGAAAAGAAGGCGGGTATGATTCCAAAGCGGATGTTTCTGAACGCAAAGAAGGTGCAACAGACAATGCTGCTGTTGTTCCTCCTGTTAAGGACGCTGCTATTACGGACAAAAAAGAAGAAGCCGTTCCTTCAGAAAAGACCGAAGGCAAGCCCTACGGTGACAAAACCAAAGAGGAATGGGCCGACGCTGACGAGAAAAAGCATACGCAGGAGAACTACGAAGAGGACCGCGTGGGTCGCATGACCGAACACGCCAATTACGATGACTCCATCAAGACCCAGGACATCGTTGTAAAAACTTTGTCAAATGGCAGCAAAGTTGTTGGGCATGTACTCAAAGTGTATCAGACGAAATCAGGCCAGGTTGGTTTGATGGTTAAGTGGTCTGACGGCAGATTTGAACATGTGAACCAGTCCAATGTCGAACTTTTGAAAGCTGTAAAAAGTTTTCAAAAAGACGAGAAAACGGAAAAAGGTATCGGGGCGTTTGTTTCTGATGTTGCTGCTAATATGCTTGGCACGCAACTATCGGACCTGCTTCCCAAGCCAAAGAAACCGAAAATTCCCAAGGTCCCTAGTTCTGGACCTGCGGAAGCTGGTAATATTGTAACCAATAAATCCGCTGACGCTCCTGTTATTCCTGCAGAAGTTAAGGCTCCTGAAGCAGCTGCCACTGAAGTGAGCGCAGCCCATGCTGGTGAGCCGCTTCCTGCGGAAGCTCCTGAAGAATTTATACGTGGCGTAGTTGACACGCTCAAAGAAATTACAGATTTGAGCGAAGAAGAAATTGTCGCCATGGCAAAATCTGCATGGCAAGAACTTTCTGTAAAAGAACCAGTAAAGAAAGATGCTTTTGACGATGCCGTAGCCGTTGCTTCTCCGATTGGGCAAGCTGCCGTTGCTAGGCAGGGTGCTAATAAATGTGAGGCAACAAAAGACGATATCAAAAAAGAACCTGAAGAAAAGAAATAACTATTGAAGCCCCTGGGGGGTAGCTTCCAAGATTATACCCCCCTGTATTTCTGATGAAGAAAGAAACTCTTTTATGGCAGACCCAAAGAATGTCCAAGAAACAATTGAAAATTTTCTGCTTAGACTTATTCCTCTGGTAGGAAGTGCCTTAGCAGACATGACCCCTGAACAGAAAAGGGCATTTTTGCTTTTGCTAGCTGAGGCGATTGCTCGTGGTGCAGCCGAAGGCGCAGTTCGTGGCAATAAGGACAAAACAGTATGAGTTTAGAAATCACAAATTTACAACGTCAAGAAAATGTTTTGCCGAGATATTTCTTATATCTTAAAGCTGGCAAAATCATTAAATCTGTTTTTACAAAGCACCCCCTTCTTGCAGGAGTCGCATTTCTTACGGCTCTTCTAGTTCTTAATCGGGCAGGCGTAAAACTTCAGGATATTGCAAAATTTGGCGGAAAACTAATTCAACTCCATCGGCGTATTAACGCCATGGTTGTTGAATTTCAATCAGCGTTAACCTCTGAGCAAATGGAATGGCTCAAGGAGAAACTCCACGTAGACATTGAACCTGTGAAACAAGTCAGAGCTTATATGGATAGGGCAGCAGTTCAGACAGAAGTTTCTGTACTGAGAGCCACAACAGGGTACGAAGGAAAGGGAATTAAAGTCGCTGTCGTCGATACAGGAATCAATGACAGACACCCCGACCTGGCAGGAAAAGTAGTTGCTCGGTATGATTTTTCACAGCCTGATTATTTTGGCAAATGGTTTTGGAATCGCCCCAAAACACCCAAGATTGCAAAACTGGATGGCGTTGGTCATGGCTGTATAACTGCCAATACCAAAGTGTACACATCGTTGTGCGGATTGCAAACAATCGAAACTGTATACGAAAAATCTCCAGGAGAATCCTACCAGTTAACGGATGGCTCTACTGTTAAAGACATTAAACGATTTAACATTAAAACCATTTCTTGTAATCTTCAGGGAATATGTGAGCCAGACCAAATGGAATTTGTACATAAAATTCCTTACACTGGAAAGTTGTACACTATTACCACAAGAGGTGGTAGTTTAGCCCTAACGCCGTGGCACAAGGTTTTTGTGGTTACCTCAACAAGGGGCCATGAATTGACAATTAAAGAAAAACGGGCTGATGAACTCCAAGTCGGTGAGTGCATCAAACTTACAGATTCTTCGTTAGATATAAATGATTACCATTATGTGCCATTTAGAGGTAGTAATTTGCCTGTTAATGAAAAGTTAGCGTACCTAGTAGGTCTAGTATTAACTGACGGTCACTTGTCCTATTTAAAAAAAGAGAAGGCTGGATGCAACGCCAGAATCGAATTTACTAGTAATTCACTTGAATTGGTTCAAAATTTTTGCGACGGTTTTAAGGAGTTATTTGATTATGCCCCGAAAGTAAAGAAAGACCTTAGGCAACGCAATACGTATAGGGTTTCCGTCTATAACAAAGAATTGGTATTTTTATTTAATAAGCTTGGAATTCCTATTGGAAACAAATCACTAACTGTCACGTTACCTTACGTTATTTCTAAGTCTCCTCGAAGTGTTATTTTTTCTTTTTTGGCTGGGGCCATTGATGGAGATGGCTGTATTAATAGCAAAGCTAGAATTATTACTGGAAGCAAACAATTTGCCGATGGACTTTGTTCCCTACTTAAGGCCTTAGGTATTCGTTCTTGGATTTGTAAACACAGCTCTAATAAGAGTACCTTCGGAAATAAAAATATGTGCTACGCTGTAGGCCTCTCTTGTAACACGGAACTCGGCAAATTTTTACACTTTAAAAAGCTAAAGAATCCAAACTGCCATCGTCGAGTTGCTGACAAGATTTGTAATATTTCAATACAAGATACGAACACCACTCTCTATGATTTTACAGTCACTAAAAACCATAACTATACAGCAAATGGCTTTATTGCTCATAACACGCATTGTGCTGGCGTAATCGCTGGCGGTGGAAAACTTTATCGTGGCGTTGCCCCAAAAGTTGTTCTTATAGATGCACGGGTTTTAAACGACAGCGGGCACGGGTCAAACGATACCGTGATTAAGGGAATGTCGTGGGCTGCCGACCAAGGAGCCGATATTATCTCCATGAGTCTTGGTGGCGAAGGAACTCCTGATGATGCCATCTCACGGGAAGCAGATGCACTGGCTTCTGAAGGCATTGTTGTAGTTGTGGCCGCAGGAAATGAAGGCCCTGGAGCAAATACAATTGGGTCCCCTAGTTGTGCTGCAAAAGTAATTACTGTCGGTGCAGTAGACAGGGACAACAAGATTACACGCTACAGTTCCCGTGGCCCTGTGATTTTCAACGGTGTGAATTTAACCAAGCCTGACCTTGTAGCCCCAGGCGGTGGCACTAAAGCTTCTTATGGTGGTTGCTATTACGAAAATGGGGTTACATCGGTAAAAAGTGCCGATACCCCCATGAATAATTGTTCTGTTCAATCAGATGCTGTGCCCTACCAACGCATGAGTGGAACTTCTATGGCAACCCCAGTGGTTGCAGGAATTTGTGCACTAATTCTTGAGGCGGCTCCAAGTTGGACCAAAGATTATAAAGAACGGTGTGCTGCAGTGAAGCACCTTCTTAAGACAACCGCAAAACCGCTAGCCTTTACCGCTGATGAATGCGGCGTGGGATTGGTTGATGCGAAAGCCGCAATAGATGCAATAAAGGAAGATTTACATGCATAAATATCTGGCACTTGTAACAGAAATTATCAGCGAGGAATGCCTTATCCTTACTGTTGACCTGGGTTTCGGAGTATTAAAAAACCAAGAGTTTCGGCTTGCAGGAATAGACTTTTTGGAATTTCGTGGAAATAAAAATCCTGAAAAGGCAACGCTTATAAAGAAAACACTGACCGAAAAACTTCTTAACAAAGAGGTAACCGTCAAGTCTTTAAAGTCCGAGAAATCTGGAACATATCTTGCGTTCCTTTATCTTTCTGGAAAAGACACATCTTACAACGACGAACTCATCGAAAGAGGGCTGCTCAAGGCGTTTGTAAAACGGACAGCTATTAACAAAAAATGATTATCGCTATCGAAGTCGATAACGTAATTAGCACGCCGTTGCCAAATTACATGGCTCTTTCAGAAGTAGAATATTGCACGCTAATTCCAGGCGCAAAGGAAGCCATAGACAAAATGGCCAGCCTGGGACACCGCATCTTAATTTATACCTGTCGGGATGCAAGTCTTGGCCCATCAACAGAGGTATGGCTTCAAAAAAATAAAATTCCTTATAACAACATTCTTTGCAATAAACCACGATTTGATTTAGCTATTGACCATTCAGTATGTAAATTTAGTGATTGGGCTTCTGTATTAGAGGCCAACAAATATTCGTTAAATAACTTACGATAAAGGAACCTTATGGGATACAAGGAAATGCACGATGAAGTAAATGCAGTAAAGGCCGAAGTGTCGGACTTGAAATCTGACGTTGCTTCCATCAAGACCCAGGTGACTAATCATCTGCCTCACGCTTTAGAGGATATTAAGGTAGCCCTGACAACCTTCGATGAAAACAACAAAGAACAACACGCACACATAGAAGCTCGTTTGCAACCCGTTGAAACAAAGTTTATGAAATCTACAGGTGTATCTGAGTTTTTATCAAGTGTTGTAAAAGTTGCCACAGCCCTTGCAGCTGTGACCTGGACTGTTATCCAAATTTTGAAAGTTGCAAAGGTATTTTAAGACTGTGGATAGCATTGCTCGGCTGAGGCTTCTAGAAAAATTGCGTGACCTTTGCGGTCAGCTTTCGGTGCTGTCGAAGGAAACTTCAGCTACACCCGTGGTTGGCCTTGAGCTGGTTCGTGAAGATTTAGCTGGCAGCAAGAATCGGCACATGGCTCATGGTCAAAAGCAAAAACAGCCAGTGAACTCGAATAAAATTACACCCCCTGTGGGTATGGGAACATGCAGCGATTCACCAAATGTTGGGTCGTACTATCAAGCTGGACCTAACCAATAGTTTTAAAGATTTTGTAAATTTTTGTACTTAGGTTCTTTTCCCATGACTAATTATTTTGAAAAACCCAAATACCCAGAGGAATTCAATGAGATTGCCGAAAAGATAGCTTCAGGGCAAGCCGCTATCTCTTGGGACGATATTCTAGATTTCCATTTTGCACTAAAAAAGTACAACGCAAATATCAAGCGGCAAAACGCTAGAAAGCAGAATGACACGAAGTATCGTCGGGTACCCAAGTAATGATACGTTCTTTTGAAAAAGACTTAAAACAACGACTCGTCAAATTCGCAAATATGCTAGGGGTTAGCGACTACAGCATTAGCTTAGTGGTTGGAAAGAAAAAGCAAGGGTCTGCGGATTATGATACTTTTGGATACGTAAGCACTGATGAAGAAACCCGTTCTGCAGCAATGTTTTTAAACAAGCGCATTCTGAAAAAAGACCCAAACGAAATTGATAATACAATCATACATGAACTTTTGCACGTTCGTTTAAATCGGCTTCTTTCTCTTGTGGATGACATTCTTTCAAAGCATATAGCTGATAAAAAAGCACGGGCTGTTTACACTATTCAAATCGAAAAATTAGAACATGAAATTATCATTGCCCTAGTAAAGGCTCTAGAGAAAAATGCAGATTATAGTTCTTCCAAAAGGATATAAACATGGCTAACGACTTCTTCAAAAGTTTAACAAACAATTTAAACAAAGCATTCAGGCCCGCCCCTGGGCGTGAAAACCCGATGCCTCGCAAAGGGTTATTTGCTTTTAGCAATACTATTCTAAACAAGAAACAACAGAAGACTTTTGTTTTGAATAGTGAAACCCTCAAGAGACTGGCGAATACTGACCCAATTGCCTGGGCGATTCGGCGTACTCTAAAAGGCTACATCAGCAACGTGGCATGGGATATTGTGCCCGATACCGACGCTGTTGAGGCTGAACTTGACCGTTGGGAAAATCTGCTTTTAGCCTACATCAATCCCTACGAATTTGATACCCCTGATTTTGAATCCGAGATTCTAAGCAAGGATTTGAAAGAGGAAGTTCAGCATAAGGTAGACGTGATTTTGGATGATACAGGTATCAACGATAGCCAAAGACGTGACCGCATTCGCTGGGTTTTTAAAATTATGATTCGGAAAGTGCGAGATACTGCCGAGTCACACAAATACAAAGTCAAGAATATCTTTGAGCATCCCAGTGACACAGACTCCTCCTTTAGGATTTTGCTTGAATTACTATTGGAAGACATCCTTATTTTTGATGCAGGGGCTTTGGTAAAGAACTATAATTACCATGGAGACCTTGCAGAGCTTTACACAGTCCCTGGCCAAGAAGTTAAACTGTACCGAAACGAAGATGGCACCGCCCCTGCGTCCCCAGAGGCAGCCTATGCCTGGGAAGACAAAGGTGTTCTCAGAGCTGAGTTCGCCAATGACGAGCTTCTATATATTACCCAGAATCCCCAGCACACAGGATACGGTCTTAGTCCACTTGAAGTTGCAGCTTATATTATTACGGCCAGTCTGTACGCTGATGAATACAACATCGAATATTTTAAGCATTCCAATGTGCCCCCAGGCGTTTTAAATCTGGGAGAGAGTGTTACTGAAGACCAACGGGCTATCTTCCAAAAGATGTGGGAGAACGAAGTCCTTGGTCGTGGCGGAGCACACAAGATTGTGTTTGCGTCAGGCTCTGACAAGATGCAGTTTATTCCAATGCGAGTCCAAACAAATCAGGACATGCAGATGATGGAATACCTTAAGTGGACCACCTCTGTTAAATGTGCTTGCTATGGGCTTTGTCCACAGGATATTGGGTTTACTCTAGATTTCGGAAAAGCCAATCTGGAATCCCAGGTTGAACTCTCAAAAGCACGCGGGGTTAATAATCTACTAAATTTGCTACAGTCGTATTTTAACGAAGAGATTGTAAAGACTGAATTTAAGTTTACCGACGTAAAATTTGCCTGGAACACTGAAGACGCAAAAGAAAATATCCAGGGTGCCCAGATTGACAAAATCGACATTGATACGGGCGTGATTTCTATTAATGAACGTCGAACGAAACTCGGCCTCAAGCCAATTGAAGGCGGCGACGAGTACACTATTAAGGGTGCCGTCGGAATGCTGCCCGTGAGTGACTTGGATAAACTTGACGAACAAAAGATTGACCCGACCGCAGCAATTCCTGGAATGGGCGTTGCCCCAGGGATGCCTCCGATGCCAGGAATGCCCACAGAACCAGGCATGGAAGATGCCTCTATTCCAGGTGATACTCCTGGACCGAAACCTGAGCCACAAGTTAATGGCGACGCAGGGCGGCCTACTATCCATGAGCAAAAACAAAACGAAGGTAATTTAAACATAAAAGTAAATCGGTCACAGAAAACCAAAAAACAATACGAGCAGCTGGACAAAACTATTGATACCTTGAAAAAACAAGGAATTAACGCCACGCTCCGTATCGGATTTTTTGATAACGAGTCTTCTAAAGAAAAGTAATGATTTATATTTATGTGTTACGCCATCCAGTTACAAAAGAAGTACGATACGTTGGACAGACTGCCAATTTAGAACAGAGACTTTATGCCCATTGCCATACTGTTGTAACTGATACTTACAAACATCGTTGGGTAAGGCTTTTAAGAAAGCAGCAGCTATACCCAGAAATGCTAGTTTTAGAAGCAGTCCCAGGTGGTGCAACATTAACTAAGGAAACAAAATTAAAAATAAGGGCTAGTCTTAAACGATGGCTTTCTCAGCACAAAAAGGAGTCTTAATGTTTACTTTTTTAAAGAAAATTTTTCAACGATTAACAACTCGTCCTCAGGATGTCCAGATGGCAGCTGTGCAACAGCCAGTCCCTGCGATTCCCTATGACGAGAATATGAAAAGCACTTATGTCCCGATGATTGCGATTGTGGATGCTGGCGGCCAAATCACAGGCTACCTTCCCCTTGCAGCCGAGGATAATGGAGACGGTACCGCCTCCATAAAAGTTGTAAACTAAAAGGAGAATTAAATTAAATGGCTATTCCGCAACCACACGATTACATCAGTAAAAAGATTAAGGCAATGCCTTATGATGCAAACAAGAAATCTGTACCTGCACTTATGGTTCCGCTTACGGACCCTGTGTCAGGTGCCATTATTGGCTACTTGCCTGCCGCAGGCGTTGACAACGGAGACGGTACCGCTAGTTTAAAAGTTAGCGGGCAAGTTGGTCCTACAGGACCGACAGGTCCCGTTGGCTCAACTGGTCCAACTGGCCCCAAAGGGGACACGGGGGATACAGGTCCCGCTGGTCCCAAGGGTGACACAGGCGATACTGGGCCGACTGGCCCTGAATTTATACCTCAAGTCACAAAAGAAATGTATGTTGACGGGAACAGAGGAGATACCTACACAGCCGATGGTTCAATTTCTAGGCCCTATAAAACAATAACTGCTGCATTAGCAGTCGCCACAGCTTGGACTTCTATTAATGTCATTCCGATGGCAACTGCGTACGCTGAGGACATTGTTATTCCTGCAAACGTTTCTCTCGTTGGGCGAAACAAAGCAGTCATTTCTGGCAATGTTACTACAACATCTGGCTGGACAAACCTGCAGGATTTGCAGTTTACTGGAACAGGAAAAACGCTAACGCTCAATTCTACCACATCAATTCGTGATTGCTTAGCTACGTGTGCCGTTGTGTATGCAACTTCAGCAGCATCACAAGCATGGAATTTTCATATCATGCCCCCAACGGGAATCGTTCCGTTAACAATCACAGGAACTGGAAAATTTCAAAGCTTTATGTCCACCATTTTATCTGTTGGAAATGTTCCTGCTATCACCATGTCTGCAGGACAACTTATTTTGAATACTTGCAATGTGACGGGAAGTCGTGCAGGAGCACTTATCACAGGAACAGGCGGAACCGTGGCGTTGATTGCTACACAATCTGTAAATAGCGCTGGCGGGGTCTCAATGGATTTGAGTGCCAATGGAGCTACTGCAACAAGCCCAAATATGCTGTCAGGAGTTGTTTCTGTTGGTAACGTAATCTGTGGGGCAAAGACAACGATGGTCGAGGGTTTGCAGTTTATTAGCACGGGTGCACTTACTGGAACAGCACTCTTGTTTCGTAAAGCGTCAAACGCTAGTAATGATTCTTCTGTGTCAGGAGCCACTGTAAAGGATGCTCTGGAAACTTTAGGTGCAATTCTGCCAGTCCCTGGTCCAACTGGCCCTACTGGACCCGCTGGTGCTGACGGTGCAACTGGGCCCGCTGGTGCAGATTTAACAGCAATTATCACAATAAATCCGCAAGTAAACACAACTTACCAATTAGCTCTAGAGGATGTCGGCAAACTGATTACTTTAGATAATTCTTCTCCAATTACAGTAACAATTCCTACTAATGGGGTTGTTCCATTTTTAATAGGAACTACAATAGATTTAATTCAGAAGGGTACAGGAAAAGTTACTTTTTCTGGAGTAGGAGCTACTGTAAAATCAAAAGCTAGCAATCTATCAATAGGTGGGCAGAATGTTGCTGTTTCTTTAATTAAGGAAGACACAGACACATGGTATTTAATCGGTGATTTAATTTCTTAATAAAAATGCATACAAGGAGAAACCCATATGCACGCTTTAGGAATAAAAACGTATAGTAGTTTGGCCCCAGAAATTATAGGGAACTTTGAGCGCAATGTTCCGTTTAGCGTGGAATGTTGGTTTTATCAAACCTCCATGAAAGCTTGTGGTTTGGTTAATCATATGGGACCTAGCCCCCTACTTCGTGGGTGGCTACTTCAAACATGGACAGGACGTAATATCGGATTATCGCTATGTTCCGATAATGGAGCAAACAATTTTATAAATTGCCGTACTGCTTCTGGCATATTTGCGTTTAATACCTGGGTACACATTATTTTTACTTACAATGGAAGTAGCCTAGCTAGTGGTATTAAAGGTTATGTAAATGGCGCAGTAAAAACTCTCTCAGTTGTGGGGGACAATCTGACTGCCACAATACAAAATTCAGAAAAGCTGCGTATTGGGACATCGTATGGGGCTGGTAACTTACCAGGACGGATTGACGAGGTAATCATATATCCTAGAGTTTTAACTGCTTCAGAAGTAGCTCAAAGATATGCTGCAGGCGCGGGAACAGAAACTTTATTTGGACCCGCATACTTACAGTACCATTTAAATGAAGCTACAGGAATCGCTGTAAGCGACAGTTCTGGTAATATGAGACACGGACAAACTGTAAATTCTCCTGCATGGATTGCAGGAAAACTAAATAATTGCTTGCAACTAGACGGTAGTACGCAAAGCATTGAGGTGTAACTTAATGATTCTTAAATTCGATAAGCCGATGGATATTAAGGAAGCCAGATTGCACTATAATGATAGCGTGACTTTTATTACGTCTCCTGAATCGTACCCTAAAGTTTCGGCAGTCGAGTTTAATGGTGACCCTAAACTTATTTTTAAACGGGATGCTATTGAACCAAAAGTAACTAGGAAACTCAACAAAATCATTGCAGCGTACGAACGAAAAATTACACGGGTTTGGAATCGGTCTTTTAAGGATGTCAAAGAAGCCTTGCAAGATATTGCTAAAGAGGAAACTTACAAAGCCTCTGATGAACAAAAAAGCAAAGTTCACGGGGCCGTAGCAGGTTTGCTGGTTTCGTTGGCTGACGCAGCCGAGAAACCGTATTATGCCGCTTATGAAACTGGTAAAATGCGGGGGCAGGTCATCAGTGGGCAAGAGGTCGATTCGGATACTACTCCTGAAAACGATGCCGAAGTCGAAGACTTGTTGAGTGATAACGCTGAGTATCTTACTGGCTTTGGAAATGACATTAACGATGGACTGGATGAAGTTTTAGACCAAGAGTATCCTACCCATGATGCACTCATGGAAGCAATCGACAACAGTGTCAAGACTCCAAAGCTTAGCCGAGCACTCATGTATGCAGCAGCCATTGTTGGAGCTGCAGTGGCAGGAACAATTGGAGCACTAAAAGAAGCAAAGCCCTCCGAGGGGCACAGAGTAATTAAAGGTGGCATTTGGAGCATACACCCAGACGAAGGAAAGGGTGGCGAAGTTTGCGACGGTTGCGAGGCAAACTCAGGCAAATGGTTTACGCTAGATGAATTTTTAGCTGAGTACGGAAATCAAAATTGTCTTTCGAGATGTCGTTGTGATTTACGCTATGGCGACCAGATTGTAGCACCCTAGGAGAAACGGATAATGACTAAAAAGAAAGTAGACGACGGGCATACAGTCAAGAGCATGACCCGAACAGGTTCTCACGAATTTGTTGTTGAACACGAAAGCGGGGATGCGTTTACTTGTAAAATTGACGATTCTCGTAAGTTCAACGCCTTTAAAAATTTGAAGAATAACGGTGAGAGGCTTACAGGTTTCTCAGGTATCGGTGAGAAAAAAGCACTCATCTGTAACAAATGCAATCAACAAGTTTCAAAGGCCACTTACCAAAATGGCAAATGGCTTTGCAGTAGATGTAAATAAAAATAAAACAAAGATTCCGAGGAGGAAACTTAGCATGAATGATTTTAATTTGTACTGTCCGATTTCAAAAATAAACGAGGAAAAGCGCACTGTGGCGGGATGGGCGACCACGGAATCTGTGGACAAGCAGGGCGAGATAGTTGACTATGCTGGCAGTAAGGAAGCTTTTTCCAATTGGGGCAAAAACATCCGAGAGATGCATGAACCCAAAGCCGTTGGCAAAGCTGTGGAAATTATTCCTGATGATGACAGCAAAAAGATGTGGGTCGAAGCTTACATTTCCAAGGGCGCAGAAGACACCTGGCAGAAAGTCAAGGATGGAACACTGACTGGATTTTCTATTGGTGGGCAGACTGTTCACAAGAATGTCCAGATTGTAAAGGACTTGGCAACAGGCGGTTCTCGCACTGTTACCCGTATCACAAAATACCGCTTGAATGAGTTGTCCCTTGTAGACAATCCAGCAAACGCTGGATGCTCTTTTGAGTTGGTTAAGTCCATTGACGGAGTACCGTTTCAAACGGCAATCGTCGAGGACTCTAATAGGCTTGTTATTACAGAGGCTGAGGACCCGCTAATGGCTGAGATTCATAGCCACCGTGATAAAGTGGATTCTTTAACCAGAAAAGTTTTGGACAGGGAAGAACTTGACCAGCTTGCAGACTCCAGCTATGGGGTCATTCGCAAGTACAAGAAAGACGACATGCTTATCAAAGAGCGTCTGCTTCCTATGTCCGATAAGGTCCATGCCGTAACGGCACTGGCAATAATGGAGAAATATAACTTAACTCCAGATGAAGTTGAGGCTGTTCACAAGAAGGCGCAAGCTATACTTGGCACTGCTTATCAAACTCATAACGTTTCAAACCGAGGAGGAATAAACGAAATGACGACGGAAGATATGATTAAATTTAGTGCAGTAATCGAGACTTTGGTGAAGAAGGTCGAAGCTCTTGAAAAAGCTTTTGAAGGTGCTTATAGGCCTGTTCCAGGGGCTAAAGCAACTCCAGAGAACGCAAGTGCAACACCCGCGCTGGGTGAAAGCTCTACCGAAAAAGCCATGGCAGGGGCTGCAACAGGTAATATTACTGATGCGCCAGAAGTTAAGCCGTCCGCTGTTGAGGCATCTGCTGTAGTTGCATCTCCTGTAGTAAGCGTTGGAAGCATTCAGCCTGAAGCACCAACAGGAACAGTGCTACCTGCTACAAGTAATCCCGTAGAGGCTGCTGCTGTTGCTCCGAGTGCTCCTGAAGCACCAAAGGCTGTTGCAGAAGTGATGCCAGAGGCTAAGACACATGAAGCAACCGAGGTTGTCAAGGCTATTCCTGCTGAATTGGCTGCTGCAATTGAGGCCAAGAAGGAAGACCCAAAAGAGGAAGCTGTTGAAACACCTGCTAAAGAAGCAGCTGAATCTAAAGAAGAAGTCGTTGAAACAGAAGAAGAAAAGAAGAAAAGAGAACTTGCTGAATTAGAAGCAAAGAAATTGGCTGATGCTAAGGAAGAAAAAGAATCCTTAACAAAGGTCACGAATGAATTGGAGACGTTGAGAAAACGTTTCGACGCGGTAACAGAGCTTTTGAAAAAGCCGATGCCTAGAAAGCGCATAATCGAGAAGAATGCGGACAGTACCGACAACGATGATTCCCAATTCCAGAATCAACGAGCAGAAGTGCTAAAGTGGGTGCAGTCAGGCAAACCTTTAACTGCCGAGCAGGAGAAGGTTCGTGAAGATGTTCTGAATAAGAGCATGGACTCAAAATTCGGTAAAGCACTGTAAGTGCTCCAAAAAATACTAAAAGAAAGGAGATTATTTACATGTCATACAATGCTCAACTCGTAGAACAAGCACTTCAAGATATTCAGAAGGCTATTAGTTCCACTCCAGTTGACGGCTTGATGTTGGTTCGTGAGGACCTCCAAGCTGAGATAGGTTAATCGCTGTCTCATAATGTGGCTATTTGCTGGAACATCTTCTGATAAATATACCATTACCAAAGTGTAAAAATATGGTATAATAGAGTATAGAAGACAATCAGCAGGAAAGGTAAAATGATACAATTTAAACTTGACTCAAACACAGCATATCTCATAGGTGTTTATTTCAGTGATGGATGCATTAATCTTACACAAGATAACTGTTATAGATTTTGTTTATCTGTTACCGATAAAGACTTTGCTGAGTCCGTCGCAATTACTTTACAAAAATTACTGGGCAGAAAGGTTACTATTTCTGAACAGCAACGGGGCACTAGAAAGCTCCTTTACAACGTTTTTGTACGGTGTGACGAACTCTGCCGATGGGTACTGCTGGCAACGAAAAATGGGTCATCTTTACCAGACGAAACCTGGGAAGCACTTCCAATTGTAAAGCATAAGTTAATCACTGGCTTTATAGATGGAGACGGTTATATTAGCAAGTCTAAACAGAAGCACTTTGATACCTATAGACATCAAATAGGCTATTGTTCAACAGACACAGATTTACTTGCTCAATACAACAAGCTTTTAACTTCCCTTGGAGTTTCAGTTTGGCCCAAACCGTTAATCTGTAAGGGTGGCTTTGCAGGTAGTATTAAGCCAGTTGTCCACTACAGGTTCAACGTAGCTTCTTTCATTAGAGCTGGGTGTCGATTTTCAATCAAACGAAAATCAGACCGTTTAGATGAATGTATCAACTTACTCCCTCAGAGACTCAACGCCACACATTTAAGAAGGCTTAGCGGATATAGTAATCAAATTAACAACATTCGCAAACCTAGTGCATGACGAATCTTAAATTGAAGATATAGTCCGAACTGCATGGTGACATGCAGAGTTAGGCAGAAATGCCCTAACCGCTGGCTAATTTACAGTGTAACAATCCCATAAGAGAAATCTTATTTGGGCGATTATGGCACCAACGGACACTCCGCTCCGAAACCGACTCAATCGGATTCAAGGGAACGGCAAGGCTTAACACAATGGGCCTTGTAAAATTTGGCTATATCGGTGAACCTCCTGCAAAGGACAATACCGAGGAAAGGCTACTAAGAATACCTAGTAGAATCCGTAGAGACTACACGCCGAACACTAGTATAGTGATGATATAGTCCGACCTCATAGGTAACTATGAGAGGTTGCTAGAAATAGCAATCCCAATCGAAAGATTGCGTAACATTAGTGCATGCTTGGTACCAGCTAATTCCGACCATTTCCGCAGGCGCACAGTCTGCTGGTCATCTGTTCCTTGGTGGAACTGCCCCTGAGGATGCTTTTTTTGCCAAAGGTGGGCTTCCGACTGCTACTCAGCCGTCTTACGTTTACAAATCGGCTCCTTATGTCAGTGTGGGCGACCTTGCTACCGTTTCGTTCTTTGAACAAATGGCTGGCGGGACGTACACGGATATTAAGAAGCACCAAATTAAGACCAAGATGTTGAACGTAGCGTTGATTGAAGAATGGGCCATTATCAACGGCGATTCTTCGGTCTCTCCGCTTCAGTTCGATGGTCTTAACAAACAGATTGTGACGAACGTTCAAGACTGCAAAGTTGGCGGCGTTAATCAGCCCTTAGCTCTTTCCGATTTAACTGCAGTTTGCAAGAAAATCGTGAACAAGGGTGGGAAGCCTCAAGCTGTTGTTGTTGGTTATCGTGAGTTGCAGAAGATTTCCGAACTGGTGATGTCCAGCTATTACAAGCTGTTCCAGGCAGGAGCTGGTACGATGGCGGATATTCCCGCTGGTATCAGTATTACCAAATGGCTTTCCCCGTTTGGCTTGGTCGATATTATCGGCTCTCGCTATATTGTGGAAGACGTTCATGGTGATTCTTTTGCCCTCGTCATCGACGACAAAACAGTGTTGGAAGACGGTAACGCAGTGCAGATGGTTGACCTCATGCCGTTGTCAGCTATCGACCTTGCGTTGCTTCAGTCTGCTTACAGGACTTTGATTGCCGAATTCTCGGTACTTCAAATGACCTGCGAAGCGTTCCAAGGCAGGATTATCAATATCGCAGCCTAACCGCTGTGGTATCGTAATCGTCCAAAAATTGACAATGGTGCCCAAAGTAGGAATCTTTGGGCACCTAGTCAACTTTTTACTGTTGTCAAACCCCTACCATTCGTGCTATAATAGTATATCAGGTAAGATAATCCCAAAGACCCAAGTTTAAGGACCCCCAATTCTATGTTTCAATACTGTACAAAAAATGAAGTATTCCAGTGGCTCGCGGGTATGGACGTTAGTGACATGCCTCCGTCCCTGGACCTTATGATTGAGCAAAATTACATTCCGTGGGCTAAACGCCAAGTGGATACGTACATTGGCGAAAACCTGGACTCAACAACTGTCACCGAGCATCTAGATGGTTCTGGTGCGGTTGAACTCATTTTGAATCACCGACCTATTTCCTTTGTGCGTAAATGTGTTTTGCGTATCATTCCGTCCATGCAGTGGTTTGAATTTAAACGCTGGTTTCATATCAATAACATAGACCAGACTGGCAATAAAATGGGCGAATACGGTGGGGTATCCCCGCTCACCCCAAGTTCTTTGCCCCCGTATACTTTTGCAGCGGGGTCACCTGTTCCCGCAGATTTAATTGGAGTGACTCCCACAGGAACTTTCAGTGCAAGTGCTACACAATACGAATCATCTGATTTATTTGTCAATTGTCGATTGGGTATTCTGTCGATTCCTCCACGAATCCTTTATCTTGAAAATCAAGGGATTCCGTTCTGGAATTACACATGGCTTCGAGGCTACGGCAATATTGAAATCTCCTACGATTATGGATATGCCAGTCAAGTGGCTCTTCCACAAGAAATTCGGAGTGCTTGCGCACAGTTTGTAGCTGCAGCAGTTTTGGCTACCAAAGGACAATTTATGGGAGCTGGGGCTACCTCGTTGACACTGGGTCAAATTCCTCGGTCCTACGGAGACCAGCCATACGCAGGCCATATTAAAGCTTATCAAGAAGGAGCCAAGATGGCATTGGCTTCCTATCGACGGATAAGGGTCTAAGGAGTCAACAATGGCAGTATTACGTGGGGGCCTTGTTTTACAAAAAGAACCAGCCTTGGGGATAATCAACGGTATTAACGTCACATTTCGTTCAACCTACCCTTTCATAGCAGGAACTCTTGCAGTTTATTTAAACGGGTTGGAGCTATCTGGCCCAGAAGATTATACTGAAATAGATAATCGTACAATTCAATTTGCTAATCCCCCTCTGGGGGGAACCGACTCTGATATTGTGCTGATGACATATCAACGCAGCTAAAACAAAATTCTTTTAAAAGGAAGTGAGAAACAAATGGTTACACAAATTAGGTTAAATACCCAAGCTAAAGACGGTTCGTTAACAGTCGCTAAAATGGCTGATTTACGTATTACCGCTGGCACGGGCCTTAACGTTAATTATGCAGCTGGTAGAATTCGTGTGGATAATGTCGTTATTGACATTTCTGCAAGTAGTTTGCTGGCTACAGATGATTCGACTAACTACGTGCAAGTTGACGTAGCTGGAACAGTCAGTATTAACGCTACGGGTTTTACAGCTGGTAAATTGCCGTTGGCTACGGTAGTTGCTGCAAGCGCAGCGATTTCTGCAGTTAACGACAAACGCAGTTGGTTGCCCGTTCCTGTTGTTGGTGCAACAGGTCCTGCTGGTGCCACTGGTCCTACTGGTCCCAAAGGGGACACGGGGGATACAGGTGCCACAGGTCCTACTGGTCCCAAAGGAGATACTGGTGATACGGGTGCAACTGGCCCCACTGGCCCTAAAGGCGACACTGGCGACACAGGAGCTACTGGTCCAACTGGTCCGACTGGTCCGAAAGGCGACAAGGGTGACACTGGAGACACTGGCGCAACAGGCCCGACAGGTCCTAAAGGCGATACTGGTGACAAAGGTGACACTGGCGATACCGGAGCTACTGGCCCCACTGGCCCTAAAGGCGACAAGGGTGATACCGGAGATACGGGTGCTACTGGTCCGACGGGTCCTACGGGTCCGAAGGGCGATACTGGCGATAAAGGTGATACTGGTGACACAGGTGCTACTGGCCCCACAGGTCCTAAAGGCGATACGGGCGATACAGGTCCGACTGGCCCAACGGGTCCGAAAGGTGATACTGGTGACACTGGTGCTACTGGTCCCACTGGTCCAACTGGTCCTACTGGTGCAACAGGTCCTACAGGTCCTGATATTAACTTCGTTGATGACGACGTGTTTACTGGCGACATTGACGGCACGAACAAGGCCTTTGAAATGGGCTGGCCCGACTTTTTTGTAGAGTCTGTAGCAGTATACTTGAATGGCTTACGCCAGAAAGTTGGCGTTGACTACACCATTCTGTATGCCATAATTACGTTTACAGATGCTCCACAAGTTGGGGATAGAATCATTGTAACATACCGCAGACCATAAGTAGCTAAAAGATTTACTGGAGCAGGAGAGCTAAAACTCTCCTGCTCCATCACAATACCTTCGGGAGGTATGCATGGAAAAGAAATTCAGGTTTCACATATTAGGACTTTCACACGCAAAAACAACAAAAGAATACAGTTGCGAGGCCTTTACACAGAAAGTCAGAGTTCTCTGTAAATTACTTGTAGAACAAGGGCATTCTGTATATCATTATGGTACTGAAGGCTCCGACCCTGTTTGTACGGAGAACGTTGAGGTCCTCAGTAACGAAACCTTTGATAGTGTGCATGGATGCTATGACTGGAAAAAAGATGGATTTATAACTGACCATAACACGGCCTCTGATAGAGAATTTGTCAGGAGGGCTATCGTCGAAATAAATAAAAGAAAACAGCCTGGGGACTTTTTGCTGTGCAGTTTTGGAATTCAGCATAAGCCGATTGCCGATGGAGTAAAGCCACTTATCGTTACGGAGCTAGGGATTGGCTACAAACATTCGTTTGCACCGTTCAGAATATTTGAAAGCTATGCATGGATGCATTTGAATTACGGGTCCGAGGGCAAAGATTTGGCCCCTTCTATATATGACTGTGTGATTCCTGCATACTATGATTTAAACGACTTTATTTACAATGACAAAAAAGAGAACTTCTTTTTCTTTATCGCTCGGCCTACTCCTTTAAAAGGATTGGAAGTGGCCATTAAAACTTGTGAGGCACTCGGTGCCAAACTGGTAGTTGCTGGCCAGGGGACACCCCCGTTTACCAGTCCGTGCATGACCCATATTGGTGCTATCAGCATTGAGGAACGGGCCAAATGGATGAGTCGAGCAAAGGCAACGTTTATTCCATCACTTTATGTAGAACCTTTCGGAAGTACAGTGATGGAATCTTTATTGTCTGGGACCCCTGTGATTACTACAGACTTTGGGGCTTTCCCTGAAATTGTGCCACACGGCAAAGTGGGCTATCGTTGCAGAACGCTGGAGCAATTCGTATGGGCTGCCAAAAACATTGGCAATATCAAACCCTCTGATTGCCGTGAGTGGGCAGAACAGAACCATTCAAAAGAGCGTATAGCCTTGATGTATAACGAGTACTTTAACATGCTTCATAATTTACATATGGATAAAGTTACTGGTTGGTATGCACTTCATCCTGAACGCACAGAATTAGATTGGCTTAATAAAAAACAGGTTTAAAAAGGGGCTATAAACAATGAGTCGCACCGTAATTCGTTCGGGACAAATCAAAAACGACGACATTTTAATTGATGATTTGCGAGATTTTGCTGTACAAGCAGACACAGGTTTGTACGTCAACGTACTCGGAGGTCGTATACGAAATGGTTCTACAATTACTGATAAATCTCTCCAAGCATTGCTGCTTTCCAACAATACAACTAATTATGTGGAGATTGATTCAGATGGGGTAGCTTATTCAAACACTTCTGGGTTTATCCCAGAGCGTATTCCATTGGCTACTGTCACGACTGCCAGTGGTGCTATCACATTAGTTACAGATAAACGCACTTGGTTTCCGCCAACAGCTGTTGTTGGCGCAACAGGTCCAACTGGTCCCAAAGGCGATACAGGTACAAAAGGTGCCACAGGCCCCACAGGTCCTACTGGCCCGACTGGCCCATCGGGAGGTCCGACTGGACCCACGGGTCCTACTGGCCCTACAGGCCCAACTGGTCCTTCTGGAGGTCCTACAGGTCCAACAGGTCCCGAAGGCGTGGCAGGTCCCACTGGTCCTACAGGCGCAACTGGCCCGACTGGCCCCAAAGGCGACACAGGTGATACTGGACCGACTGGTCCATCAGGTGGCCCTACAGGTCCTACAGGTCCTGCGGGTGCTACTGGTCCGACAGGTCCCTCAGGTGGTCCCACAGGTCCGACTGGACCAACAGGCCCTACTGGTGCAAAAGGCGATACTGGTTTACGTGGAGTAACGGGTGCTACTGGCCCGACTGGTCCGAAAGGCGACACGGGCGATATTGGTGTGACTGGTCCCACTGGCCCCACAGGTCCTAAGGGCGACACTGGTGACACAGGCCCCACTGGCCCATCAGGGGGTCCCACAGGCCCTACAGGCCCTAAGGGCGATACGGGAGATACAGGTCCCACGGGTCCCAAAGGAGATACTGGTGATACGGGTGCAACTGGCCCCACTGGCCCCAAAGGTGACACTGGTAACACTGGCACAACAGGCGCAACTGGCCCTACAGGTCCAAAGGGTGATACAGGAGATACAGGTCCGACTGGACCCACAGGCCCCGCAGGTGCCACAGGCCCCACAGGTCCTACAGGCGTAACAGGACCTACTGGCCCCAAAGGCGACACTGGTGACACAGGACCAACTGGCCCTTCTGGAGGTCCTACGGGTCCAACAGGCCCTGCAGGGGCGACTGGCCCCACAGGTGCTACAGGCCCTGCTGGCAGCACAGGCCCGTCAGGTCCGTCTGGCCCATCAGGCCCAACTGGGTCAATAGCTACAGTATCCTCAACTCCAGCAGACACAGTTTTTGATGGCATCAAAACCACACTAGTTTGCCATGAAACAATTGCATTAGGCGACGTTTGTTACATCAACGCTGACGGGGAGGCACAATTAGCTAAGGCCGATGCAATAGCAAATGCATCTGGCATTGTTTTGGCCACAGAGGCAGGAAGTGCGTCTGATACCAAAACATTCCTTGTTTTAGGATTTGCAAGAAACGATGCTTGGACGGCATTAACTGCTGGAAGCTTTGTTTATCTGAGTGCAGCTACTGCTGGAAAAATGACCGCAACTGCCCCTAGTGCAACCAATAATGTCATTCAAATACTTGGCTGGGCAAAGACGACTAAATTAGTATTTTTTAATCCGTCAGTAGTTCCAGTGGAACACGTGTAGCCATGGCAGTAGCATACAGGTCACAGACAAAGTTTGCATACGCAACAGGTGTAAATACAACAATAAATAAACCCGCTGGAGTAGTCGATGGAGATATTCTCGTAGCATATTTTTATATCAGTGACGTTACCGTAACCGCCCCTTCAGGATGGACCGAATACAGTGGCAGTCCTTTTGAAACTTGGGCTGCAAAGGCCCGTGTATATTGGAAGAGAGCCTCTTCTGAAGGTTCAAGCTGGACTTGGACTCATAACTCAGCTACTAGGCTTGCAACAGTTAATGCATATTCAGGTGCCATTAGCAGTGGTAACCCAAATGACTGTACGGCGGCATCAAATCATGGACATAGTAATAAAGCATGTGTGGCTTTGAGTATCACAACAGCCACTAATAATGCCTTAGTCATATTTCTTAATGTATCTACTATTGGGGGTATGACAGCCCCCACAGGTTACACCTTGCATGGTGATGGTTCAGAATGTAACAAAATCTACACCACAGCGGGTGCAACTGGAAACCAAACAGGCACATTCGCCGTCAACAATTCTTGGCATAGTTTTCATATGGCATTAAAGCCACCAGTTACTGACATAAAATCAGTGTCGGGGGTACCTTATGATTCCATCAAAAGTATATCAGGAATTCCCGTAGCATCAATTAAAAGTGTATCTGGGCTTGCTTAAACTAATTTTAAAAAAAAATCTGGACAAAACTAAAAGGATAGCACATTATGAGTGACTTTGTTTTTAACCGAGGAGATTTAAATACTGTAATGCTTACAGTATTGAGTTTATCCAATACAATACCAGATATTTCACGCTATTCAGTACCCACAGTGGAAATTACACATGTGAATGGTGGCGGCGAAATAATTGACTTAGCCCCTATAGCAATGACACAACTAGGGTCTAGCAATCGCTGGTACCATAAATATACGATTCCTTTGCTAGCCTCATATACCAAATATTTGACCACTTTTAAGACAGTGTTTGACGGAATAGATACTGTCACTACCGAAGAATTTCGAGTTATTCCCGTGAATACCTGCTCTGGAACTGGCGAATTTGAAATTGTTCTCGTAGTTGAGAACTCGGCCACCATGCAGCCTATTCCTGACGCTACCATCAGTGTTTATGATAAAAACAATCCTTCGGTTATCATTGCCTCTGGTCAAACAGCATCTGATGGTAAAGCAACATTCTTCTTATCTGCGGGAATCTATTTAGTTGAATTTAGAAAAACTGGTGTAATCTCAGAAGTTCACACAATGACTGTGGATAGTCTAGGGCATTACACATTGGACGGAGATTAAACATGACACAGACGGTATATCTGACACCAGCTTCAGGGGTGCCAATGAGCATTACCCAATTAGCTTTGCACTGCAAAACGCAGCTGCTTTCTATGCTATTTATTAGAATAGTCGGAGAAGACTTACGCCCCAATGCCACAGGCACGATATTCACTGCCAAACACGGCGATTGGAATGCAAATCCATCACCAAGAATTACTGCCATTAATGACTTAGGAGTGGAGACCTTACAGTTTGAAGGTACTGACTACACAGTGAGTCTAACGGGCGGAACAGTAACATTCCCTGTAGCAACCACAGATATAATCCAAGCAGATTATAACTGTTTTCCTTTTACAGCAGAGCAACTTTCCAGGTTTGCTTGGATGGCTTTGCGAGAAATTTCTGTTCTTATTTATAGGCCAATTAGTTCAGAGCAGATTCCCCACGATTACGCAGTAGCCATTTGTAAGCGGCTTTACACAAATGTCCTGAAGGCTTTAATGATTGAAGCACGTGATTATTTCTCGGTGTCTGTCGCAGGACGTTCAATCAACAAGACAAACATAGTTGGACAATTGAATGCAATTATTGAACAAAACGAAGTACAGTTACAGGCAGAGATTAACGTATTACGAACATTCAACAAAACGAATCGTATTTTGCCGCGTTTTACTGGCACGGATACGATTCAATCAAATTCACAAATCATATAGAAAAGGCGGTACAACATGACAAAGATTTACTCGGTAGTTGTAAAAGGTCAGCGAATAGACTTTACGGATGCAGACCTGGAAGCAATCAAGAAGGGCGAAACTAAGACAGACGATGGACGGACGATTGTACATTTGTTCTCTAAATCTGGCAGGGTTGACGTTCCTAAAGCAGAGTTTGACAAAATGTTACAAAAACCAACTGAGCCACCCACAGCGGCTTAAAAGGAAACTAGCATGACAGGAGAGCAGTTTTCAGAAAAAGACCAGGCTTTTGTTAACGACTGTATACGGGATGTAAACGTTCCATATGGAGAAAAAGTGTATTTAAAACAGTACACGGGCGTTGCAGATGCTGGGGACCCTCTTAATGGTGTGCAGGCAAAATATGCCTACAAAATTACACCTGTGAAGGCTGTTATTGATTCTGTGACAGCTAGCGACGTTCTTTATTCAGGTGGCATCTATCAAATTGGAGATTTGCGTATTTCATTAACACAAAAACTTAATTTTGTGGATTCCGCTGTACAGACAGGCGGTACTAGCCAAGGGGACCGCATTCGTTATCGTGAACATGAATATCGAATAGTTGGCCGCCTTGACCCTGAAACGCTAATTGCCCGTGACAAAGCATTCATCTATGTTCTTAGAAAAGTGGGGAATGCTTAATGGCCGACAGATTGTTTGGGGTCATGGTACCTTCAGCATCCGAACAGGCAGGTAGCGGCACCCTGAGGCTTTCTATATCCGTGGCTAATCCTAAACAAGTGAAAGACTTGGAAAAGTCTCTCGCAAAGTTTGGCGAGTATTATCGCAAACTTTACAAGGATTTAGTGGGAGTTTGCCACAAGTACCTCATACGGGTTACACCGTTACACACAGGAAAACTACGGGGTGGCTGGACGGCTTACCTTGACAAATATCAAATCGACTATTCTAAGCAGATATTCGATACCAGTTTGTACGGAGCCTGGAAAAAAGGAAACAAGACCGAAGAATACCGAAGTTATGCCCCTGATTCTACCCAAGTAGCAGAAGGCAAAGCGTTTTCGCAATTAGAAGACGGCCTACCTAAAACCACTGAGGTTGCTATCGAAAACACCGTACCCTATAAAGATGCTATGGATTTTGGTACTGGCTCTATACCAGGGCGGCATTTTACGGATATTGCATTGTACAAAGCAGAACATTGGTTTGAGAAATACTTTTCGCAGTGGCTTGCTCGTATGGAAAAAGCTGGAGCTGTTGTACCTCCCCCTGAGGTTCAGGAGATACCCAATTGAAGACAAAGCTGTAAAGTAGCGGATAGGTTTGGACATATAAAATGAGAAAATTCCATGGAAAAGAAAATTTAATCGCTTCATTGAACTATTGGCTAACCCATACAATTCAGGGTGGCCATATAGGCATTCCTCCATTGCCTGCTGGCAAGGAATTTTACTGGCTGTTTGATTTTCCTATTGCTCCATTGACTACGCCCGCAATCAGTATTACTGAAATTGGCCTTTTTAATTATGGCGAAATAGCGTTTGACCGCTTAATCGGATTCGATGGAGATGACCCGATTTATGGCACGAAAAATCAAACATTGATAGAGATAGTATGCACTGACCAGGATAGTGCAGATTACTCGGCTGCTACCAATAAGGTACGTAATTTCAGAGACCGAGTAATAGATGCTTTGAGCGTGAGTCGTATTCCCTTGGTGGATTACGGACACCCCGATAAGCCACAGATTGGTTATCTATGGGTAGATAACAACAGCAATGCAATAAACGAAAAGCTTTTAGTAGACCCGCAAAATCAAAACTTGAAACGGTATGTGCTTCTGGTTAGGATTTTTTGGTTAGAGTTGTCACAAAGAACAAAATTTAAGACTATCAAAACGGATGCCGAGATAGTATGAAAAAGTGTTGCCGCTGCAAGGAAGTAAAAGACGAGTCTCAATTTTATGCCTGCTCAGGAGTTTACAATAATTTACGTCCTGAATGTCAAGAGTGCACTAAAGCAAAGAGAAGGAACCATTGCAGCAGGCATCAAGAAGAAGGGATTCGTATTTCGTCAGCGTATAACAAAAAGCATCCTCTTCAAACTAAGTTAACACGGGTGAGACATAGCCAAAGTCCTAAAGGTCGTTATGGCTCATACGTGCAGAATGCCAAGGCTGACAATAGGCTATTCGAGCTATCCTTTGAGCAGTTTATAACCTTTTGGCAAAGGCCGTGTACGTATTGTGGCTTGGAAATCGAAACAATCGGATTGGACCGAGTTGATAACAGTAAGGGTTATATTCTCGATAACGTAGCCCCCTGCTGTGGAAGATGTAACAAAATGAAGTTGAAATTTTCAGTTTCTGATTTCATCAGACACTGTGAAAGAATCGTAAAAAATAAACTAAAGAATAAGGAGAAACAAAGATGTCGATTGAATTCGTTGTTGGAACACAAACAAAGATTGAGCTAGTGAGTGCCAATCATGGAGCTGTGCGGGTGCCACTTGCACAGACCTTTGATTACACACCTGCTTTTGATGAGAAGCGGATATTCGAGTTCGATAGCCCTGAAGCTGTAGCTATTGTAACAAACTTCAATGGGGTTGAAGTTCGCTTTGACCACTTTGATTCAGATAGCAAACTGGTCGATGCAGTGGTCAATGACCTTGACCCGAATGCCACGGCGACCGTGGATGACCCATCTCAATATAAGGACCTGTGCATCGTAGTGAACGTGCGGAAGAAAAGCGATAATTCGATTTTTCAGTCCGTGCTTTGCAAAGGTGTGCGGTTGACGGGTGCTGCAGTTGCTGAACCTGTAAGAGATGAAGCCACGATTTCTCGCAGCGGCGTTGCTGTGAATGTACTTCGTTTGAAAGGTGTGGCGTTGGAATACACGAGGGCACTACGTGCTTCTAGCACGGCGTTTCCTCAAAATGTAGCCAACTCCAGAGCCGATAAAGTTGCTGCAATTGATACTGGCGACGACTACTATGAATGGACTGTCGATAATACTCCGCAAACCGTAAGTGCAGCCAAGTCCGCTTTGGACGGCCAGTCACTGATTTACGTGTTGAAAAACGGTGCTGAGTACATTGGTGCCATCGTAACAGGAAGCAAGGTGCAAGTTCCAAAAGCTGATTTTGGAGCGAATGATGTTTTTGAGGCGTTTACTGCATACCTCGGCTAAATTGCAGTTGTAGTTGTGCACACATAAGGGTGACTGGTCAAGCGGCTCCCGACTGCTTGACCAGCACCCTAACACTTCGGGAGGGTGTTATGGAAAAAGAAAATGAAAGTAAAAAGGAAGATAAGGCGTTTGTGGATGGCCTGGTAAAAGAACAAGCTGTTACCAATGCACTTCAGAAACTCCATAAAAAGCCGTTTTTAGTTAATGTTTACCGTCATACATCGTTAGTAGAAGCCTTAGAGACTGAGTTATTCTCAATCGAAGAGGCCATGCCAAAGCTAGACGAGTCAGAAAAAGTCAAAGCACAAGCCCGTGCTGAAGAAGCAAAGGCTGAGCTAATCAAACTTGAGGCTGATAGCATTGAGGGCATTTTAAGCCCGCTTACGTATCGAGATGTCAATGACATCAAAGCAGCTATCACGGAAGCAGTTGTACACTTCCAGGAGTACAAGTTTAATATAGACATTGTTATGGCCCGTGTAGCTGCAGAAGAACGATACATGACGGTTTTTTGTGTCTTAAAGAAGAAAGAGAATCCCAATAGGCGTTACTTTGATACCCTGGAAGATGTAGCTGCCATTGAAGAAGCTACAATCTATAGTCTTTACAATCGTTGGGAGCAACATTTCGTACTCACGGACACTGAACTAAAAAACTAATAGGGAGTCCACAGTTTTCCATTCAGTTCAACGTGGCACACTCCTTAGGATATAAAGTATTTAAAACTGACTGCATTGAAGACATGCCTTTTGAGCAATTCAAAGTGCTTGTCTACGCTAATGCAAAAATGAATAAAGCCATCGAGGAAGCTACCTCGGAGGCTGTCGGAAGCGGTCTGCATTCAGGACCTTCCAAGAAAGCTACAACTTTTAGAATTATAGAAGAAGGATAACAGGAGCAATACGCAATGGCATCAAGTCTTCTTTTTAGAATAGCCAGTGTTTTTGACAGTACAGGTTTCCGAGAAGCCGCTGGTAGCTTTGCGTCTACGCTTGGCTGGGTTGGAAAACTGTCTGTAGGAATAGCAAAATTTGCTGTTCAAGGTAAAATACTTGGACGTATTTTTGGTTTATTAATTGCTGCTGATATTGCTAAAGCTGGATTTGGCCTTCTTAAATTTTTAGTACAAGCAGCTCCTGCAGCAGGGAGGGCTGAGGTAACATTCAGTCGAATGCGAACACAGTTGGGACTCATAGGAAAAAGTTCCAAAGAAAACATATCTCTTGTAACTCAATTTGCAGACACGGCCAGCCGAAAAACAAGATTTTCAGCTGAGCAAATTCAATCTGCTGTTACTGTTGCGGCTAGGCGCACAGGAGATTTACGATTAGCATTAAAGCAAGTTTCAGTTGCACAAGATTTTGCAGCAGCAACTGGAATGGATTTGGTCACTGCTACTAATATTCTAAACAGGGCACAGGCAGGATATACACGAATTCTTACCCAGGTAACAGACCTTAGACAGGCTGATATTCAGCAAGCAGTTAGACAAGGAACTCTAATGGACTTGTTGGCTAAAAAATTCAAAGGGGCCGCCTCGAATGAACTTAGTACTTATGCGGGCAAACTGCAGCTATTACAAAATGTACAAAAGCAAACACAGGAAAGCATAGGAGCTTTTGGCCTACCCATTTTAAAATTAATTGCTGATGTCAAAATATTGGGTGCCACATTTGTTTTAGATTTAGTACAAGGACTTCATAAAGCATCAAAGGGACTTGCAAATTACTCAGGAGAATTAGTTTATACAAGTGATGCAACTAAAAAAGTATTACTAGCTAGCACAGGACTATCAAGTTTCATAGCTTTATTAACTAGGATGGCTACAGGAGTTCAGGATGTTCAAAAGGCGTTATCTCCTGGAAAAGAATTTACCTTTAATTTTGACAAAGAATTAGAACTTGCAACCCTTAGATTGGGTAAAACGCGTGACGAACGGCAACAAATGGCTAGAGACCTTGCTAAAATAGAAGACCTCTTGGTAGTAGCTGAAGGAGATGGTGTTGATGTATTAAGCAAAGAACAAATAGCTTTAATACAGTCTTACCAATGGTCTACGAGAGAACTTCAGACGCTTTTGAGTGACCGTGTTACTGCAACTAAGAAAGCCGCAAAAGCAGTATTTGATGCACAGCGTGAACGCGAGTCAGGCGCAAACGACAAAAAGGGTTTTCTTGGGCAAGTTAAAGGTGCTCTCGACCTTGTTAAGGCTGCTCAGCAAGCCAATGTTCCTGTGCGGCAACTAGCAACAGAACTTAGCAAAAGTTACGGGATTTCTCAGAATCTAGCTAATATGCTTGCTCAAATTGGCGTAAACTACTCATCGTTATTTAGCGGAGTAGACATTGCGTTAGACTCCATCAAAACAAAGATGGCTGATATTAGCGGTATGTCTGATTTAAGTAAGGTCAAGGCTCTATATGGTGCCATGGGGGCAGAAATTGAAACTGCTATCAAGGCCCAGGTGCAACCTAAATTTAATGTTCAGATTGACTTCAATCTGCCGCCAGAAGCAATTCAGACAGCCGTACGGAATGCAGTTATTACAGGGTTGCCTAGTATAATTGCTTCGTTATTTCGTAATAACGCAGTGACAGCTTCAAAAGAAAATAAAGCGGCAGCCCCGCTAGTCTAAGGATAACTAACTATGGCATTTGTTCCTGTAAGAGTTGAATGGAGACGTGGAGATAACGGAGACGCAGGAACCTATGTGTTCTTTCCTAAGCCAGAGATTCGTAGACCGTCTCCTGGGAAGCGTACTGCTGTTATAACTGTGCCGCTAATGGATGGGGTAGTCGTTCAAAATTTGTCGCTCAATGAACGTGCAATTGAGTTGACTGGAGTGCTATTCAATAAAACAAATAGCTGGGATGACATGGAAACATCCAGACAGAATCTTGTCAATGGAATCGGTACGGGGCCAGGTCAACTGCATTTAATTAGTGTTCAGCGACATATATATTATAAAGGGCAGATGACAGTTGAGGGTATTCAATTCGAGACACAAGAACGTTCAAATTATCAACAGTATAAAATAAACGTTCAAGTAGCAGACGCTATTGAGCATAATATCATTGTAACCAGTAAAACAATTCAGTCAGGCGCAGAGATTACGTAATGGCTACGCTAACTAATGACCAGTGCATGCTTTGGACGGATACCAATTTACCCGTCTCTGGCGTATATATTAACACAACGTATCGTCTAGCGCAAGGCTTTACCCCAAGTGTAACTGGCAATTTAACTTCGGTTTCTTTGGCTATAGCTAGAATAGATGCCAATACTGATTTAATTATTGAAATTTATGCTACATCTGGTGGAAAGCCAACTGGTAGCCCGCTAGCCACACAAACTATTCCAAAGGGAAACGTTCCTGCTGCTGGCACTTACGGAAACACAAAACTTCTTGTCACGTTTTCTAGCCCAGCTGCTTTAACATCAGGCACAGTCTATGCAATTGTTGCTTCTAGCACATGTGCACTCTACGGTTATTTGTGGTGGGGCACAACGCACACTATCTACACTGCAGGAACATTATATTGGAGCAATAATAGTGGCTCTACATGGTTTAGTGCCTCTCCCAAATCGTGTGCGTTTGTAACTACAATGGACGTACCTGTAGCAACACCTGGATTAGACCAATGGATTTTTGGCTCTCGTGCAGGAAATCCAGCTGAGTATCAGGTGGCTCTTGCAGGAGCTTATCGTGCACAAACTTTTATTCCTTCGGTAGCAGGACAATTAAAGAAAATCAGATTCTGGCTAACAAAAGTAGACGGACAAACAACAGGAACTACTGACGTTGTTATTTATGCTGTTGATGGAAGTCACAAACCCGTTGGAAGTGCTCTTGCCACGCAATCCTTAGTTGATACAGCCATCCCCACAGATGCTGCATCAACACCTGTTGATGTAACGTTTACTACTCCCGCTACGTTACTGGCAGGGACTGAATATGCAATTGTTTTGCAATTTAATAACGTAGATGCAACGCATCGGTATAATCTTGGAAATGACTATACTGTAGACGAATACGCTTTGGGCCAACGCTGGGACAGTTCCAATAGTGGTAGTACTTGGTCTTCTAATGCCAATTCAAAAGACTTGCTCTTTGGCACGTTCATGTTTGAATTGAACACGGCATTCATAACAATAGGCTCAAACGCAGCAATCAAAAGTACTGCTGAACTCACTATACAATCGAGTGCCTTTTGCGGCGAAACAAATGAACAAACTATTGATTCAGATAGCTATATACTTTCGCCGCAAATTAGCATTGACTCCAATGCAAACATCATATTAGTTTCAGAGCACACAATTAGTTCAGGTGCACATATCAAGACGACCACGGGGAAAACTATTAACTCTCAAGCGTCTATATGCATCGAAGCAAGTCAAACCATTGAGTCGTCGGCAATGATTTTTAAAATTGAACCAGTTCTAACGCTTTACGTGGTAATCTAATATGAGTGAAAAAACTATTGATTCAGAAGCTAACGTGTCTGGGACTAGCCATAAGACAATAGATGCCCAGGCGTTTATTATTCAAGTAAGAAGCATAGAAATTACCTCTTCTGCTGTTATAATTACAGGAGAACCTAACGTCAGATTGTTCATGGTGGAATGATATGGAAATTGAGATTGGAAATTCAGGGAATCCCGTAGTCTTTACAGGAGTCATTGCTGGCCAGGAATTTCAGCACCCCAATAATCCTTTTTACCTTTGGAACGACAAAGGAGGTTTGAGTGGCTCAATGGACGCTAAGGATATCACTTTATCTGTGCTGGGAATGAGCCTGATTGGTGAATTGGCTGGATACAGTGATGGTAGTCCTTCGCAACTTTATACTGTAGCCTACGCGCCTATCATTTCAGGAGATGCACTTAATCCTGTGGTAGTCAAAGTAAACGGAGTTATCTGGTCAGCTGTATTTTCCTTTGATTCTTCGACTTCTTCAGATGAAGTCTACATCGTAGACTACAACGCTGGAACAATTTTATTTGGAGACGGCTTAAACGGAAAAATTCCTATGATAAGTAGCACTATTGAAATATCGTATACTCCAGATAGAACTGACTTCGGAGCAGAAATTCAAGAATTTGCGTGGCTTGGTATTCGTTCAGCTGGCGTAGTCAGTAATCCTGTCACTGTGTCACTTGAGCGTCAAACGTCTACCGATGAGCTTCATCTTACAGCAGCACATAAGCATTTGCTTACAGTTACTGGGGTCTATCTGAATACAGACTCTCACAGACTTGGTACTAACTACTACACAGGAGGCACGTTTAATTCTGTTTCTGGGTATATTACACTAGGAACTACTTTGCCTAACTATAGCACAGAGGTCTTAGTAGATTATACGTATACCATTGTGGATGACGCTGAAGCGGCATTTACACAAATTGGTGGCAATATTTCGCATACTTTTCTTAATCCGTTACCAAGCAACTGTGCAAAACAAATATCGTTCAGGATTGTTGCTCCTGCTACAACATCCCCCAGTGGGTTAATCAATCTTCGATTTCGCATAAGGCTAGATTTCAATTCGTAATTCCAGTAAATTCTAAAGAAAGGAGATACACTCATGCCAGCAACAGTAAGTTTCTCTGAAACCAATACAGTTAGTGCAGTTGTAACTGACTCACTTAGTAATCTGAACTTTGGAAACATTGATTCTCCGAACTTGACACCTGCAAGTAATCCTATCGCAGCGGGTCAGAACAGTTTTGAGAAATGGATTCGTGCAAAGTTCTCTGGGTCGTTTACGTCTGTCGCTAATCTACGTTTTTATCAGTCGGCTGGGTCTTACGTAACAGGCGAATCAATCAAGGCTGCGGTTAATGCCTCGTATGCTACACCTGTTTCTACTACCTCTTCTGTAGCTACCGTGGCTGTTCCTACTGTGGAAGGGTCCGCACTGGTGCCCAGTGCACCTGTGACTAATCCTGATTACAGTGGTTACATTACACTTCAGCTGCAAACGACAGTCGCCACGCCCCCAGGCGCGGTTAACACAAAGACGTTCAAGTTAATCTACGACGAAACGTAAGCACGTCCTTGGCAATTCCATGCCAATCGGGTTCGGAATGTCTGCAATACAATGTTGACATTCTTTTCTTTTTGTGTTATAATGTACATATGGCACACTCTGCAGTAAATCTAATGCAATTCGTCTTCGGGAGGCACTATGTTTGACCTTATTTGGGGGGCCTACTTTGCTGGGAACCCTGAACCTTTATGGCAGTACAACAGCGACGGTACAGAAGTACCTTTTAAGCTTGTACTTGACAACCAAGACAATCTTGTGCAATTTAGGCTGGTCAACAGACGCTCTCTAGTACAATACAAAGTAGACCTTCAGAACGGGACAATCGGAATCACACGGCATGAAATTCCTTACGAGGAAGCCTGCTTTCTAGAACCCAGGGCAGACATGCTTAGAAAGGATGGCCTTAAATATCGACTTATATATTTCAGAGAAATAACACGGGACTTTGACTTGCATCTTCAAGAGGTCGGAATTCCTGGTATCAATTATTTTCTAGGTTTTCAGTATAAAGATTTGGAAGGACACAATCAGAAACGTCTCATGTGTATTACTGCAGATGGACGCACTGTTATAAACTAAAATGGCAGAACAAATTATATCTTCTAGTGCAGTCATAAAATTACCTATGCTTCTATACGGCTCAGTGCAAATCACTAAGCCAGAGATAGAAGACCTTTATGCCCAGACAGATATGCTCAATCCAATTCCAAGTGCACCTATAGGACTAGTAGCCGTAGATGCGGGCACTGGAGACACAGTAAACCTTTCTTGGAGCAGTTCTGCTAGCAGCTTTAACATTTATAAAAAAGTGGGTGCTATATACACCAAACTTAATCCGAATCTTTACACACTTGGAACAAGCTATTTAGCTGGCGGCCTTGTTACGGATGTTCCCGTAGACTTTGTAGTTAGAGCTTCCAATGGGCTAGGGCAAGAATCAGCAGATTCAAATGTAGCTACGGCTACTCCAACTCTGGATACTAATGCTCCAAGGTTTACAACCCCCTCTTACCAGGTTTACATTAACAGTATCCTACAACCTTTAGCGATACTGGAATCTGTAGATTTGGGTTTTGGCAGTGACCTTTCAACGGCTTCATTTAATTTGCCAGTTGACCCACGAGAAACAGCTCCTGGATTGGACGAACCCGTAGAAATATTCATTAACGGGCGTAAAATATTTAAAGGGCACACAACAATAAAGAATGATTCTATTGATGCTAGTGGCCTACAAATAAACTACGTGTGTCATAGTAACATCACTGATTTGATACAAGAGACATTGTTTAGTACGGACGCACATAGTATCAATACCGTGTTTAACGCCGCAGATACCACGCCTGAAACGCTAGCTATTTTAAGAAATCCTGCCAGTGCATATGACATTTTGACTAAACTAGGCGTAACTGGAGGTCCTAACGAATACCCAGGATATGTTGATATAACAGACCAAACTGTTCTTGCAGCTGCTGAGCTGGTGCTGTCACGCATTGGTAATTATCGCCTTTATCACGACATGCTTACGGATGCCACTTCTGTTTACCGATTCGGCAGTTTAGGGTTTGCGACGCGTCAGTTTCAATTTGGAAAAAACATCATCAGCTACAAGATAGACGAATCATACATAGATGTCGTAAAAAAAGTCACGGTTGTCGGTGCCGTCACAAAGTATCGAACAAAATATGCTATTGGACAAGTAGTAGCTAAAAAGGACCCTGACGGGCGTATGTCTCTGAGCTTTCAGATTAGCGGTACAAATCTGCAAGATATCCAAGTGTTTGGATGGCAGAAGGCTAAGCCCACAGTAACATTTGATGAAGAAATTCAGGTCTGTTTAGATGATTTCGTGGGGGCTGGCGAATCAAGTTCTGAGTTTAGAAGTGGTTTTAAAGACAGTGCATTTGGATGGACAAACGCCACAGGAGAAGTATTAAATGATTCCACGTACACATCTTTGTATCCTGTTGTAACCAGGATTGCCACACACGCCCCAGTTCGCGTCGGACTTGGTGCTAAAGTTGTTTATACTGATTCAGACCACGCTACTGTGTTCTTAAACGAAGTTCCCAAGATATGGTATGCTGTGACCAAACATGGCAAGGTGAATCGTGCAACTGTGGGACAAAAAAAGGCTACCTTTAGCAGTCACGATTCTTATGGTAACTGGACTACCCAGGATGTATTTGGCAATGGCGGGACCATGGCAGTAGAGATTTTGTTAAATTACGACTTCTACACAGGAACAACCGAGGTAGAGTATACTGTAGACAATCCCCCTCCTGTGGTAAGCACGGGGTCTGGGGAACCTGCAAAGTCAATTACAGATACTCAATACGAAATCGTTTTAAACCAAGTAGCAATTCCCCTGAGTGGTTGGAGTAACTCTAAATTTGGTAATGACCCTACATATGGCTCTAATAATGAATTTAGTGTTAAAACCAGAATGCAGGTAAGAGCACTGGCGGAATTGGCACGGGCTAGTATTCCTACAATTAGTGGGACTCTGACGGTGGTAGGAGACGAGACAATTGACTTGCGTGCATCTGTCAGTATTAAGGGCCAATTGCTGGAGATTAGCCATGTCAGTCATAATTTTCAAAACGGCTATACAACAACGATTTCCCTAACCAATGAGCCGTTTGTTAAGAACACTGTATTTGCACCTGTATTCTTTGGAGCTGCACAGCCCAAGCAAACAGAAAGTATGCATAAATCTATTTATCAGGACACACGAACCAAGGACTACATACAACTAAAGAAAGACTTAGCTTCTCAAAAAGACAACGTGGATAAGCAGGCTTCTTCTAGCGGGAAGTACGCAATTTTGCAGGACTGAGCATGACTGACAAAAAACTTTGCCCTACCTGTCACTCACCTATTGCTACTGATGCTACACATAGAGACCAAGGACAAGAGTTAGCAGGGGAGTCAGTTGCTATTCAAAATCCTTTTGGAGATGGCACAGTTTTGGCTAAGACAAGCACAAGCGGAGCCGTTCCACAGTGGTCTGATGACCCAGTAATGACTAAAAATGGACTCAGTGGGTCAGACTACACAGGATTTGACAGGGCCAGAAAAAAATACATAACGGAACTCCAGTTAGCCAGAGCTGCTGAGGAAATAGACGCTGGACTAACTGGAAACCAATTGACTAAGTTCTCTGACATCAGCAAAGTTAGTTATCGGTTTCGTAAAACGTTTATCATTGAGCTTAGGCAGTCAGTAGAGAAAATTCTTGACGCTATAGGAAGCAATTTAACAGAGTATTTTTCTACTGATGCGGATGGCAGTTTTCAGTCGGCTGGTCCTAATGATGTAGCAAATAAGACTGAATGGACAGACGTGTTACGAGGTGCCCCATACCTGGACGCAGAATCTATTGAACGCACTGAGTTTACCTTACCTAGTGGGGTGACAAAGGCTTCCCCCACAACACCACCAGGAACCAGGGGGCGGGCCATTCTTTTTGAAGATTTAAGGCATCCAATAGTGGCTGGATGGAAAGAGTTCTGGTCTATTACAGATTCCAAAACCTTCTGCACATTGCCAGAAGACCATACTGAGCCACCAGTACATTACTACGATTCGTCTACAGAATATGGATTAACACATACAATTAAACAGGACCACTACCATGTAACACCGTTAACAGACGTTTATGGTAATGCACCGTTGGCTGGATACGATGTCTGTCCTACAGACGGCGGTGTCATTACTAGTGTCTATAAGATAGCAGATAAGCCACAAAAAACATGGTTTGCAGAAGCTTCTAATGACACTGGCTACGAGCATTACACACAGGATGCCCAATTTTCCATGGTAGATACAACAGGAATGGCTTCCTTAGAGGTAAAACCTTCTACTCAGGATACAGCAATAGTACTAAATCCAAATGCTAAAACCTTAAAACTACACGTAAACGCCCAAGCAGTTGGTTCCCAGAGTTCTAAATACTTTGCTGGTTTAAACCCTGTCGCACAATTGGCTACGTCTTCTTTAGGTATAGCACATCAATGGAAATATGATACGCTACGTTTTCCTATTGTAACATCTCAAGGTCCTACAGACGCTCTTATATTTCCTGCAACAGTAACTCCAGATTTATTTAAAGATAGAAATTTTTTAATTCGCAAAGATACCCGATTTTGCGGAATTGCTAACACTGTTATTGTTCACGAGGGTACAACGATAAATCCTGTTGGTCTTATAAAGCTTAACAATACACGTCAGCAGGAACTAGCATTAGGCATTATATTAGGATTTTCAATAGCTGGAATTTCTGGCAATTTAAACGTTAATGTTACTCTTGACGCTCCAGGAGCAGCAAATCCTTACTTTCCTTTGGACCCATACATTACTGATACAAATGCTCTGATTAGGGAAGATGACCCAAATGCTACGTTTAGTGTAAATGAGTCATCTGGAAGTTGGGGTATTTGGGCGCGTTTTAACCGAGTATTCAGCAGCCAGCTGTATACCCTAGACTTGAATATAGACAAATTGCTTACACGCATTTCTCAAGCGCATCCAGAATTTCCGTATGTTCCTCATGCTAAGCTAGACGAAGACGGGAATGTTATAGAAAATCCCGATGCTACGCCGTGTTGGTTTATTAATCTATCAGGCAAAGCAGTCGCTAAAGCTTCCGCTAGCTCAGGCAGCTTAGGAGTTGATGATGAAACTTGCGATATTACTTTGGAATTAGACGCGCTACGATTGAATAGCAAGCCAAGGGAGAGCTAGACCATGTTTAACACGGAACTTCAAGACCAATTAAAAGATTTAAAAGAAGCAGGAATGCTTAAAGTTAAATACCCTGCAGGCTATAAGAAATGGAAAGCCAAGTTTGACTATTGGTTTAACATAACAAAGGATGTCAACGCTGCTCTTAACTGTATTTATGGACCAGGGGCTTCAGGTGTTAACAATTACAAAGGCAGTATTTATCGAAACTCAGGCATTAATCCAAATGGAACCTCCAAGAAAAGACAGGTGCATTAATATGAAAAAGTCTCGTAGACGCTGGTTCTTTGTTGGCAGTGACTATGGCAATGTGGCATTGATAGACCTTGAAGAGGGCGTTCTCTTGGGTTATATTGAGCCACAGATTGTTGAAGATGAATCTGATGAAGAAGTTGAAGCATGGAAAGCCAAAGAGTCAATTGAGTCATACGAGCTGGTCGCTGTTGTGCAGCAAGACAGCAAAGAGTTTCCTTATGACCCTGACAATGAACAGAGCTACAAAGATATGCTTGTTCAAGCCGTCAAATGGGTAGAGCTGGCTGTTGGGCCGCCCACTAAACGAGTTGGTTGCATAGGACTGTGGCTTAGGTCACTTATGATTTGGAAGTATCGCCAAATACGGGTTGACAACAAGCTGGTTGGCTTAGCTCCAAAGAAAGAGCAAAAGCAATGAGCTACGACAGAGAAGACAGCAAGTTTGCCATTGTGCTAGTGGGCACTGCATTAATCTTGGTTGCCTTATCGCTTCTAGCCATTACAGGCATACTTTATGTAGGCATGGAAAAGCGTTACAAGATTATCAATGCACGTATAGACACAATGCAACAGGGCATAACAACGTTTCATGTGTGGAACTTTGAGAAGAACAAAATGGACATATATCTAGCAGCGGGCATAAGCAATACGTCGCCGTTGCCTGACAGTCCAATCATGCCAGTGTACGTAACACAATCATTCTTTGAGAAGGGCCTTAACAAAATACGCCAGAGAAGCGTTGAACTGACAGAAAGCAACCGTGTGGTATTCAACCATGCACAGACTAAGGACAACTAGGGATGCAATTGACCGATTAGTAAACGGCTTCTTTGAGCTGCTGGAAAGCCTCTTTGTATTAGTTGGTTTTTGTGCTTGTGTATTGATTGATATATTTTATGGACTTTTATTCGAAACAAAGCTAGGAAGGTGGCTTTTTGTGTCCACTGTAATTTGGCTGATTTGCATAGTTTTAAAGCATTGCTAGTGTTACTGTTTATGTCCTGACGGCCATCAGGGTACATGCATAAAGAGACTCGGCAATGTAGTGGGCGAAGAAGTAAGTCCTGCAAACTGATATAGGGGGAGACCCCATAAGTCTACGAGTCCAAGTATGCTTGGATGACTGATAGTAAGCTTACAGTAGGCAACTTCGCTGCAGTTATAACAAACGGGGACCACTAGGTAGAATGCCGACGACTCACCTGCTGAGAGACGCATTCGACGCTGAACGCAGGTAATCAGCAACCTGGCCCCCGTAACACTTTGCAGTCAGGTGGTCAAGTGACCATGCCATCCTCATAAGTTGGAGAGCTACGTGCGATTCGTAGGACTGCTACCATTGTGGCTATAGTGTAATCGGCTGCACGTCTCCCTGTGATGGAGCCAGTTTGGGTTCGAGTCCCAATAGCCACCTTAGTAACATACCTAAGATGCCTCTGCTATTGTCAAGCGAACAGGCACACTTTCTTGGGTCTTAGTATTCTAGGTCAATCCGACAAGGTGCCCTAGACCCAAAACCGTAGTGGAGCAAGAACCACTCAAAAAAACACTTACGGGGGTTTGCGGTCCCCCACCCTTATAACTCGCCAAAAGTACACAGAAAGGCAGCAATTTGGCGAGGTATGCTGCAATTAAATGATACGCTTGGGGTGAATGGCTTGCAAGCATTTGCCCCTTTGCTTTTACTCCCTACCTAACCAGCCAATAGGCCTTGGATAGGGTTATGCAATTAGAAACACAAAAGACCTTGTATTAATGCTCACCGAGAGTGGGCGATACAAGGTCTTTTTTTGTCTACAGACCATATTGGTGAGGTCACCAATATGGTACATTTTGACACACTGTTTATTGCACAATAGCCATTGCCATGTTATGGACAAAAATTTACGTTAAGATGAGCACTGATGCATAAGACCCTAAAGGGTATAGACTGCTGGACTATGCCCCCGAACGGGTACAAGCGGCCAAGCAACTGGCCAAAACTGACCCCGAAAGGGTATGAAAATAACCCAAGAATAAACCCAATGGAAACCCAAGATAAACCCAACCGTAGCCCAAGATGCAATTAAACCCAAGAAGTCATAAAGGAAAGTGCGTCAAAAGGTTACAGTGAGACAGGACGACACAGTAACCCAAAATAACCCAAAAAAATAATAACCCAAGCAAAGCTGCGGAGAATAGGACGGCAAAGTCCGCAAAAAGGGCAGCCAAAGGACTAGGGTTAAGGACCTAAAGGGTAAGGTAAAGCAGGCTTAAAGAGATAGGCAAGAACAGAGACCATAAGTACAACGTAGAGTAGCAGGAGTGCAGAAGTGACAGGGAGAAGCAAAATAGCCTAAATAGCCTAAACTAAGAGGATGACAAAGCACATAGAAAGCAGACTGTATAGTAGTAGGGATAGTAAGGTAGGGGGAGTTTACCCACGCCCGTCACGGACTTCTTAAAGACTTTGCAAAAGATTTGGCAAAGATTTGTAAAAGTCTTATAAAAGGATTATAAAAGTACTTATAAAGTCTTTATAAAGTTCTTATAAAGCCTTTAGTAAGTATACTTTATAAATAGCTGTGAGTAAGTATGGCACACTGGCTATGCAGGACTTAATAAACTTGTTTAGGAAGACTGGGTTGGCACGATTATTGCTGTGTGTCGTACTGGCACACTTGGGACTACATATATATTAAAGGGCTTTAAGAAGTAGGGCAAGAGCGGGCCCGGGTGCAAGAAAGCGGGCATGGGGGCAAGAACGCGGGCCCGGGAACAGCAAGAGCGGGCCCGGGAAGGGCAAG